ATGGCAAGAGGAAAAAGAGGCGGTGGTAGAGCTTTAGGCGGTGGAGATGGCTCAGGAACTTGTACTGATGAAGAATTAGCTGCTATGGATAAAGAAGTTGATGACGTTGCTCGTGATATAATTACTAAAGGACGAAAACCGGTAGGAAGAAAAAGAATAGGTAGTAAAGACGGTTCTGGTGACGGGAGAGGCGATGGTACTAATTCACGTAACGGAAGTGGAAGACCTGCTGGTGGCAGAGGAAGAAATAGAAAATAAGTCTTAAATTAATAAAAAATTGTTAAAATAAAGCATAATTTATAATATAATCAAAGATTAATTCTGAAAAAATGGAAAAAAGTTTTACATAAAAAATAGGGATATAGTATAATGGTAGTACACATGGTTTTGGTCCATGACGCGCGGGTTCAACTCCTGCTATCCCTGATGATACTGGTCGCATCATTTTGAGTTTAAATCTTGATAGGCTTGTAAATTTCGTGCACTTATAGTTTAATGGTAAAACGTACGACACACCAGTTGTAAGATGACGGTTCAATTCCGTCAAAGTGCTTAATTTCGTGCATTTATAGTTTAATGGTAAAACATACGACACACCAGTCGTAAGATGACGGTTCAATTCCGTCAAAATGCTTAATTTCATTAAGGAGAATCTATGAAAAAAAATATTATATTATCATATTTAACTTTAAGAAAAGTTATTGGCATTCTTGCTATAATTTTTCCATTTTTATTAATAATTGGTGGATTTACGGGAGGTCTTACAGGTATTGAACAATCGTTATCTGCTTATTATTGGACTAATGCAAATATTTTATTTGTTAGTATGCTTGTAACATTTAGTATTTTTCTTTTATCATATAACGGTTATGATAAGAAAGATATGATTTTAACTACTGTTGCAGGTTTAGCAATGCTTTTGGTCGCAATATTTCCTATGACTGGAGGAACAAATTATTTATTTGCTTTCGTTAGTCCAGGAATAACAAGTGCGATTCATTATGGGACAGCTACTGTTACATTTGTTTCTTTAGGTATTATGTCTTTCTTTCAGTTTACTAAAAGTGGAAAGCATGAAATTACTATTGCTAAAGGGAAAAGAAATAAAGTATATAAAATTTGTGGCATTATAATTTTTGCTGCGATTATAGGAATGGTTATAACAATGTTTTTACCTTTTAATTTAACATTTATATTAGAAAGTATTGTATTAGTGGCTTTCGGTATATCATGGTTAGTTAAAGGTGAGGCTATTTTAAAAGATTAATTTTCATTGCCGTCTTAGCTCAGCTGGCCAGAGCACGTGACTTGTAAATAAAATTGCACACCTTGTTAGTAATAGCATGAGTGAATGCTCTCAAATTCGGGGAAACCTTTAATATGGCAATCCCGAGCGAAACCTTAGAAATAAGGGCCGTGTAGAGACTTAACGGGAGCCATCCTTATAGGATGAAGAGAAAGTCCAGACCACAAACCGTAAGGGCAGTGAAAATTGTAGTTGGTAAGAATCTCGGGGTCCTCGGTTCGAATCCGAGAGACGGCTTATATTATAATAAAGCATAATTAATAATATATTTAAAAAGATGAAAATCTTTTTTAAACTAAAATGATCTTTTAAAATTAAATATAAGGGCTGTGTATGGTCCTCAAAGATAAAATTGGGTAACCAATTTAAAGGGGTTTAAGGGTGACGCCTCCCGCTGTAGTAATACAGTCTATGTAATAAGGATATTTTCCTTAATAAGGAGGTCAAATATGACTAGCTTGTTCCAAGCTATTATGATGCTTCCTAACTTTATTTGGTTATGATTTGATGGTTGTAACTTTTTTGCTATAGCAATAGTATCAACTTTATAAATGAAGTTGGGTAACCACCCACTATGTACTTAATTATCATCAAATAATTGAGTTTGAATAAAGGTCTGTTGAGCAAAAAGAATTTGAACTGTTAGAAATACTTGCACTTACGAGTGACGGGATTATATAGTGGGTCAAAGAAAATAAAGCAACAGATGATACTTTTTATTATATATAAAGGAGAATATGTATTATTATTTATATAAGATAGTTGATACTAAATACAATGCAGAATATATTGGTGCTCATCAAACATTAGATCTAAATGATGGTTATATGGGTTCTGGTTTGATAATTCAAAATATTATTAAAAAACATGGAATCAATAGACTTCAAAAAGAAATATTAAGTTTTTTTAATTCTAAAGAAGAATTATATGCTGCGGAAAAAGAAATTGTAAATGAAGAATATATAAATAGAAAAGATACATATAATAAAATGATCGGTGGAATATCTGGTCCTAATCAAACTGGTAAGAAACATTATACTAATGGTACAAAAAATCGATTATTGAATGATTATGATGATATACCAGAAGGATATTATTTAGGATGTACTACTAATTATTTAGTAGAAAATAAACAAAAAGCTGGTAGAAAAGCTTCTTTGAATACATTATTTATCAATAACGGTATTGATAATAAAAGAATAAATAAAAATTTACCAATTCCAGAAGGTTGGAATAAGGGTAGAATAATAAATTATACTATGGATTATAGTGTAATATCTGCAAGTAATAGAAATAGTTTTTGGGTAACTAATGGTTTAAAGAATAAAAAAATTAAACATGGTGAAAATATACCTAAAGGATTTAAAAGAGGTAAAACGCAAAAAGTTAAAAATAATTAAATAAAGGTCGTTTCGGATCTTTCTTTCGGGAAAAGTATAGTACATAGTAATATGTATAAAGGGGTAAAAGAGTGACGTCTCCCACCAATTTTATTATTGGCACATCGAAGCAAGCTGACTTTCCAATGATTTCGCTTCCACGCGGAATTTTTAGAGACATTAGAGAAATGATAAGATGAAATTGTGGCCGACGGTGGCAATGAATTCTTCTCCGCAAGAGATAGTTTCTATGCAAAACTAATTATTTATGAGAAAGAACAGTAGTTATTTGGTGTGAGCTTTTGCGAGTTAGTGCTAGATAGCAGTTTAATAGTTTATGGTAAAAACATAGACTTGAAAAACTATAAAGTAGGCGGCAGCTGAAATATATGAGAGGTTGCGCATTTGGTAGGACAAAATCTTATTAAACGCATGGTCAAGCACCTCTTGGTCAGAGCGAGAGCTCATTTAATTTTGTTCAGATGGTTGAACAATTTGCATCTCAAGCAAACGATCATGGGTTCAATTCCCATAATTAAACACAAGCAAAAGCCTTGGCCGGTACTTGATGAAAATAGCTTAATCCTTCACTCCTCGGAGAATGAAGGTCCTGGAAGTTCGCAAGACGGAAGGAATTGATTGGAAGATGCATCTAGTCACTTAGCGGTGATTAACAATTCGCAAGATTGGGAGTAATTCTGATAGTTGAGTAATTAAGTATGACGAGAGCACAGCATCTCTCTAAAAAATGCAGCTATGATAGGAGACACTCTAGAGAGTGTGGAAAAGTTCTTAACATGATGGTTAGCACCTGATTGATACGGGAACGAAGGTTTTATCGTAGAAAGTATATTCTCAACTTTCTTTATTTTAAAAAAGATATAATCCGAAAATTATATCTTTTTTTTTTGTTAAGATAATATTAATGGGTTATTTGCGGAGGTTGGTAATGAATAAAAATATACTTCTTGTTGAAGACGAATTTATAATAGCTATAGGAAAGCAACAAGAGCTCGAGAACTATGGATATGTAGTTCAATATGTAAATACTGGAGAAAAAGCTGTTTCTATAGTAAATGAAAATACTGATATTGGTCTTATTCTTATGGATATCGACTTAGGTAAAGGGATTGATGGAACTGAAGCAGCTGCACTTATACTAAAGGAGCACAATATACCTATTGTATTTATGTCTTCCCATACTGAATCCGAAATTATTGAAAAGACTGAGAAAATAACCTCTTATGGATATGTAGTAAAAAATTCAAGCATAACAGTTTTAGACGCATCAATTAAGATGGCATTAAAACTATATAATTCTTACGAAAAAATTAATAAAAGCGAAAACAAATTACGTCAAATTATTGATCTTGTTCCACATTTTATTTTTGTAAAAGATGAAACAGGTAAATTTGAAATTGTAAATAAAGCGACTGCAAAAGCTTTTGGAACCACTGTGGAAGACCTTACTGGAAGAAGAGATTCTGAATTTGTAGCTACAGAAGAAGAGAAAGAACGTTTTAGAGCAGATGATCTTGAAGTGATAAATTCAGGTAAAACAAAAGTTATTTCAGAAGAACTAATGACTGATTCAAACAATAATACAATATACCTTCAAACTACAAAAGTTCCATTTAAATTTTCTTCTTCCGGGTCCCCGTCCGTTTTAGGAGTGGCTGTTGATGTAACAGAACAAAAAGTAAAAGAGAATACTATAAAAACATATCAACAACGATTAGCTTTACATATAAATCAAACGCCTTTAGCTGTTATTGATTGGGATTTGGATTTCAATGTTATTTTCTGGAATAAATCAGCAGAAAAAATATTTGGTTTTACTTCTGAAGAAACATTGGGGAAACATGCTACTGATCTAATAGTCCCTGAAAATGTAAGGGATGAGGTTGACGAGGTGTGGGCTTCTCTTATTGGAAAAACTGGTGGGGCTCGAAGTACAAACGAAAATATAACAAAAGATGGAAAAATTATTCAATGTGAATGGTATAACACTGCAATTATAAATGAAGCAGGAATTGTAATTGGAGTTTCCTCTCTGGTTATGGACATAACCAACCAGAAACACGCGCAATTATCTTTAACTAAAAATAAAAATTTTATTGATTCAATACTTAAATCAATACATGATCTAATTTTTGTTATTGACATCGATAAAAAATTTACTGCATACCATAATTCTTCAGATTATAAATTATATACTTCTCCTGAAAACTTTATTGGTAAAAGTATTTTTGATGTTCTTCCTGAAGATATTGCCAAGGACACAAATAATGCCATTGATGAAATATTAAAAACAGGAAAACTTCAAAAATTTAATTATTCGTTACATGTGGATGATGATGATCTTAGATACTATGAATCCAATATAAGTCCAATGTTTGATAGTGACAAAAATATTATTTCGTTTGTATCTATAAACAGAAATATAACAGAACGCAAATTGTCAGAGAAAAAGATAGAAAAACAACTACTAGAAAAAGAAATAATTATTAAAGAAATTCACCATAGAATTAAAAATAACTTAGCATCTATTGAAAGTTTTATTTCATTGCAAATTGCTAAATCAACTGATTCCAAAGTAATATCAGCTCTACATGGTATAGCTGGAAGAGTTAATAGTATGACTATATTATATGAGAAACTGCTATTAACTAATGATTGTAGTAAGATACCAGCAAAACAATATTTAACAAGTTTAATTGATGAATCGATTAGTTTATTTATAAACAAAAATATAAAAATTGAAAGTAATATAGATGATTTTAAACTTGATTGTAAAAAATTAGTTCCTATAGGTATTATTACAAATGAACTTTGTATGAATGCAATTAAATACGCGTTTATTGATAAAGACTCCGGACATATAAATATTATTTTAAAAAAAGAAAATCAAAATATCACTCTTACTATAACAGATGATGGTATTGGTATACCAAAAAACTTTGATATGAATAATCAAAGTGGTTTTGGTTTGATATTAATTGATTTATATAGTCAGCAATTAGATGGTGAATTCGAAATAAAACGTGATAATGGAACGAAATGTATTTTTAAATTTAATATAAATTAAGCATATATTATAATATATAAAGAGGGATAATATGATAGTAGACACAGTAAAAGGTGATTTAGTGCAATTAGCACTTAATGGCAAATATGATGCTATAGTTCATGGTTGTAATTGTTTTTGTAAAATGGGAGCTGGTATAGCAAAACAGATTAAACTTGTCTTCCCGGAAGCATTTATTGCTGATGACAAAACACAAGCTGGTGATAAAGGGAAATTAGGGACTTATACATTCGCGAATATTGAATATGAGTATAAAGGTAGAACAGATACGGTTACCATCATAAACGCTTATACTCAATATACGTATAATGCTAAAGATAAACCCGTTGACTATAATGCAATCAGGAAAGTTTTTACTCTTATTAATAAGGATTATGCAGATATGAATATCGGTATTCCTAAAATTGGTGCTGGTTTAGCTGGCGGAGATTGGGACAGGATATCAGCCATCATAGATGAGGTGACACCTGATTTAGATGTACATTTAGTAGAATTTAGTAAATAATCATTCTGACCTATCGCAGGTTTGATATATCAAATTTGAGGAAGCTCAGGACATCCGGACTAACCGAAGGAGATGCAAATCATTGGTACTTCGTAAGATGCAACATAAACAGACTTAGAGTGAAAGTTCCTCTATAATAGTCGGGTTATGGCAGCTGGAAACAGCCATTCGTAAGAGTGAGACAGATGATAGGTAAGACTTATTAAGTCGAACAGAATCCTGGCTATAGGAATGATTTTTTTTAGTCTCCTACGGGAGACTTTTTTTATTCCTAACACATATTTATATAAGGAAAGGAGTATATAAATGGCAAGGATAATAGTTCCAAAAGAAATATTTGTTGGTCTTCAAGTAAGACAAACACGTGGGAATCAAACATCAGCAGATGGTGAATCTAATGTGGCGTTAGGCTTCGCAACATATTTAAATAATAAAGGTCTTCTTCAACATAAAGATACATTTAATAAATGGAGAGATACATCTATCCCTCGTTTTCCTTATGATAATGACCCTATTGTAGGTATGAGTGTTCGTGGGAGTGTAGACAGATATAGATCCCACAACAAACTTGTTAGAATTGAGGACCCAAGAGGTTTTCAGCTAGAGATACCTATTGAGAATTTCATCGAGGTTATATACGAGTGCACTTTAAAAAACGGTGTTATTAAAGATGAGATGGTTTGGGGTTGGGATAACGGGCAGGTAAGACTTTATAAAGTTGGAGGAGAAAATTATAATCAGGGTATTGCAAATTTTAAATATGACGGGCAAAAAAATATACCTATGAAAACTATAAACTTGGGCGATACCATCCTTCTGGATAATGGTGATACTGGTGTATATTACGGTGGGTGGCATATTGTTACTGATCACTTCGGTTGGAATGATTATGCAGCAAATATTAAAATCAAGAAAGTATCTTCAAAGAGAGTTTTCTTCGTTAAAGTAGATAAGGAGCATGCAACTTTCTATACGTATTCCTCTCTCAAAGTTAAAAATGTAACACCAATAAATGAACCTCTTAATAAGGGTGATATATTCAATCAATTCACATCTGAAATTAATAAAACGGTAAATTATAATTACAAACGTAGTCTTGCACATATTGAAGCCAAGAAAGAGAACTATCAATGGCATGACCCTAGATATAAAACACTTTACAATAAATATGGTTTAAATGATGAAGGTAATAATCTAATAGGTGTGGAAGGGTGTATGAGTTGGAGGGATGGTTTTTCTGATATATCTGCAATAAGTGATAAACCAATTAAAGACGAAATTATATATAATGAAAAAATTATATTTTAATAAAGATAAATTGTTACTAAAAGCATAGTTTATATGATTTAGTAAAAAGAATACCAATTCCATTGGAGGAAAGTGTGATTTCAGATTTTAATGCAGATGAAACTAATCACATTTTATTTAAATTAGTGCCTGTTGACGAAACATGTATTATAATAAATTTAAAGGGTTTGATAGATACATATAATTCTCACTATTTCACAACTCAAGTAGAGAAAATAATTAAGGCAGGATATATAAAACTCATATTTAACTTTTATGGAGTAAATTATATGTCTTCTACAGGTATAGGGTCTATGATTGCTATATTAAAAATGTTGAAAGCTATACATGGAGCTGATATGGTCATGTATAACACTCAACCTAAGATATATGAAGTATTTAGTCTCCTTGGTATGACTGGTTTCTTTAATTTCTTAGAAGAGGAAGAAGAAGCTTTAGCCTTTTTCAAAACTGAAAAGCCAACTATTAAGAAAGAAGTGCCAAAGATAAAGAAGAAGATATATAGTACTATTGTTAAAAAACAGGTTGAATTCCCTTTAATAATTACATGTCCTTCTTGTAACAAAAGGATGAGAGCTCCTAAGCCTGGACGTTATAGATGTAAATGCAAAACTATTTTGACGATAAATACTACGGGTGAAATAAAAATATAAAAAGGAGTTTTAAATGGCATATAGTATAAAACACAAAGAGCAGATGAAACTTAAATGGACGGATGAAATTAAAATATCCAGACAAACTTTATATAATATTTTTAAAGTGTGTAACGCAATGAAATTGCTAGAAGAGTGGGCTACATTAGATGAAGAGCAAATAGCAAACAAATTCTTTGATCTTATAGTTGAACATAATGGCTAGAGTAAAATATCAGAGTTTTATTGTAGATTCATTAAACTATGATAATGCAGAGAAATTAAAAAAGACTTTAGCTACTGTAGATTTTATCAGCACAATAAATATAGATGTTGGAGCTTCAACTATAACAGTAGGAAGTAAGATGAATGTTGAAGATGTAGTACGTACTGCTTGTGATATTAATTTCTGTCCTTTAAGAACTAAGATTAAAAGAAAGTAAGCATGGGCAAATTAACATTTAAAATAGTAAAAATATTAATAATTCATACGATAATATCTATATTGTTTTCTGTATGGATGCGCTTTTTTCAAAATTACAACAACAATTTAATGTTGTTGCTTATATTTAGAATTAGTTTCATTATTATTACGACTACAATTATGACTGCAATATTTATGCACGTAATACATAAATACGATACCATAAAAGATTCTCTCTTTAACGAACAAGTTATTCTTATAAAGGAAATGAATCATAGAATAAAAAATAATATTAACATCCTTACTAATATTATGGATATAAAAATGATGCTTTATAATGATGAAAATATTAATGTCGTTTTAACAGATTTAAAAAATAAAGCCTTCCTTATTTCAACAATACACGAAAAGATATATAAATCTTTAGATTTTAAGAGTATAGACTTTGGTTCCTATCTTAAGGATGTTATTGATTCTTCTAATGAATTAAACAATTCCGAAGTAGATATAACATATAAGATAGATGATATAAAATTGAACACAAAAATCGCGATTAATATTGTTTTAATTATACAAGAATTATTTGTTAATGCTGTAAAACATGGATTTGGGGACAAAAAAGATAAAATATTTGAAATTACATTACAAAAAGATGACTCTTTATTTCTAACTCTAAAAGATAATGGTACAGGATTTGATATTAGTAAACTGAATAAAGTTGAAATATTTGGTATTGAAATGATAAAATCTATAGTCTCCCAATATGGCGGAACTATAGATATTGAAAGTTCTATAGATGGAACTACTATAACATTTAACTTAGAGGTATGAGGTATATAATGAAAAGAATTTTAATTATGATTACAATGTTTGCTATAGTAGCGACATCGGTATTCACACTGAATGATAAAACTATAGGTAGAATAGAAGGCAATGACGGGAAGTATATCAAAGTATATATTAATGAGAAGAGTAATATATATTTAGAAACGGATACTAGAAGAACATTCCATTTAAGCGATGGTTCATTAATTAGATTTATTAAATTAGTTAAATTAAATTTAGAATTAGTTGAAGTAGGAAAATCTAGTGAATTGAAATATAGAAGAGATTCCGGACAGCTATGGGCAGCAGTTCCATCTAACATGTTTGTGCAGTTTGAATATTATTGTTCCGCAGAAGGATCCAGTACTATAAGCCTTATAATAACTGATTTAATCGGAGAAGAAAGACTCACCTTTAAATCAGATCAAATAGAAAAATTATTAAGTTTAATAAATGATGGCTTAAATGAAAAAAAAGGTATTATAAGCCAAATAGATAAATTTAATGTCATAGTTGCTAAAGCACAAACATACTAATATGATGATATATGAAATATGTGACAGAGAAGGTGATGATGAATATTTTGAATCCCACCATCTTTTCCCTGGTAAAAAGAGGCGTAAGAAGGCGGGGCATTTGCAAACTATAGCAGTATGTACAACTTGTGGTGATCAAATACATAATATGTTTGACAATACCACTCTCAGAACAGAATTAAATTCTATTGAAAAGTTGCAAGAGAAAATGCATACTTATATATCATGGATACGGAAGAGAGAATTATCAGATTCTATATCTATGAAAAAATTAAAAAAATAACACTTTTATATAAAAAAGTACAAGATAATTACAAATTAATAGCATAATTAATTACATAAGAAATTAAAAAGGATAAAAAAGAAATGAACGTTGCTACAGTTAAATGTATAAAATATTATGAATACTCATTCAAAGGCTTTATGGGAGAAAAGGGCCAAAGGAAGAGAACTGTGTAGCAAGATTAAGCTTGTATATATACAGACTCTTCCTATATGGAAGAGTCTTTTTTTATGCCTGGAGAGCATAATATTTTACATTGCTATGCATAGTTTGTAATATGAATAAAATGGATAGAGTTTTAGAAAAAATGGCTAATGAACCAAATTATCATGTATTTGCTCATAATGGCTTAATATGTGAAATTGTTAGACATCCAAAACATGGACATTATTGTGGTTATGTTTTGGTACCTAAAGATCATCCATCGTATGGAAAAGGATATAATTATATAACTGATATTGATGTTCACGGAGGTTTAACATATGCTGATAATCGGGGCGATTATTGGGCTTTAGGCTTTGATTGTAGTCATGGAGGAGATTTTAATATCCCGCCAGATAAAACTCTTAGAGAAGTATATAATAAAGTATATGGTACTTTAAGAGACGGAGAATATAGAGATTTTGAATATGTTAAAGGGGAGTGTAAAATTCTTGCTGACGGTTTAACAGGAGGGAAAATAGATGATGTTGAAGCTGTTATTGCTAAGATGATTTTAGCAAGGGAATGATTTGGACAATGTATTAAATATGTTATAATTACATATAAACTTAAGGAAGGTAATTATGAATATATTAGATGTTGCTGTGAATGAACTTGCACCGGAAGTAAAACATGTAGTTGAAGCCTTAATACAGAGAGGCAAAACTATAACTATGGTTTTAGAAGGTGATATAGATTATGATCCTTGTATTGATATTGAAGGTGGTTTATCTATTGTAATTTCAGAAGATGGTGTTTACTCTCTTACAAGAGGAGAAAATGATACTTTAGAATATATTGATGAAAATGTGAGTTTGGAGAATATATTGGCTCAGGTGTAGCCATGGTTAATATTGTTAAAACTGGTAATAGCTTTACCTTTTATGAAGGTGGACATAATACCATTATGGATAACGCTGAAACAATTGCTGCTATTATAAGAGCATTTGATAATGCAGGAATAGATTATTATATTATTGAAGATACTGATAGTAAAATGACTGAGTATGGAACAATAAAGAAATTATTTCGATAGTTCTTTGACAAAGAAAATCGAAGGTGTTGGATATGAGACACTGTTAGATATAAGAGAAGGAGAAAATGTCCTCGTAGGCAAATGGCTAAGTCGTTCCTCTGGTTTAAAAAGTCACAGTTCAACACTTATTGAGAGCTTATTACAAGATAATATAAAGGAGATTATCTTATGTATAAGTGTGAACAATGTGGAAAAGAATTTGATAATGGTAGAGCTTATGGAGGACATAAAGCAGGTGCTCATAATAAATATGGGCACTTAAAACGTTCCAAAATTATAACACTAGAAAGAGTTATTGTAACTAAGCAATGCGAAAATTGTGATAACGATTTTGAAGTTGAACGTTTGGTAAATAAGGATGGAACACAACGTATTGGTAAAAGAGAAAAAAGATTTTGTAGTAGGAGTTGTGCTAATATCAGAACCTTTACAGAAGAACAAAATAAGAGTAAAGGTAGAAAAGGTAAGCAAGGTTTTATTGGAAAATTAAACCCTAATTGGAAGGGTGGAATTAAATACAATTGTAGTAATTGTGGCACGGAGATTGGCACTACAAAAAGCGGATTATGTAGATTGTGTTTAAACGGTGATATAAGTGAAAAAAATAAATATCACAATAAGTGTCAATTTAAATTTAATCTGGCTACTTATCCAAACGAATTTAACTTCACTTTAATTGAAGAACATGGTTGGTATAAAGCTAAAAATCATGGTGATAATCCTAACGGAGTTAGTAGAGACCATATTGTGTCTGTTAAATATGGATTTGATAATAATATAGATTTGATAATAATATAGATACAGAAATAATAAGTCATCCTGCTAATTGTCAGTTAATGCAACAGAAATATAATAGAAGAAAAAATACAAAATGTGATATAACTTATGAAGAACTTTTAGAGAGAATAGAAGTTTGGAATAAAAAATACAATTGTTCCGGTACCCAAGAGGCTTAAGGGCGCGGTTTGCAAAACCGAATGACTTGAAAAAGTACGAGGGTTCGAATCCCTCCTGGAACTCTCTCTCGAGTAAGAGTATAGTAATTACAGTATAGTATTGATGTTGAGCTTCGGCCTAATGGCGGTTGATGTTATACGTTATTATACGTTATTATACGTTATTATACCTTATCCGTAAATGCGGTGTTAGTGTTTAATGGATTAGCACGGTTGGCTTCCACCCAACAAGTACGAGTTCGACCCCCGTACACCGCAATATTCTTAGGTATTAGTCTCCCTAAGATGAAAAGGTAATAATGGTTCCTGTGGAGTTGGTTTACCGCCAACTATGATAGCCTACAGGAGCTACATGTTGTAGTAGCTCAATTGGTAGAGTCCTTGCTTGCCAAGCAAGATGTTGGGGATTCAAGTTCCCCCTACAACTTTAACAAATAAAAAAGGAGGTAAACAATGGAAAGTAAACAGAATGTTGACGTTCATAAACATGGCAGCGTTTGTCATAAACAAATACGGACGGTTAACACATCGGCATGTAACAAACTTTTAATTTGTATGGAGAAATCCTAATGCGGGTTCGAATCCCGTCCAACTTAAATAATTTTTAAGTAAAATGGCACGTTACACTTTACTTATGTAAGATAATAATATGAAATATAAACAATGTAATAAGTGTGGGAAAACAATAAGTTTATCTAATTTTAAAAAGCACTATAGTGTTTGTGACGGAATTATAAAAGAAAAAAATCATATTAAAGAAGAATGGAAACTTCCAAACGGAAAGTATAGATGTCCTTATTGTGATAAAGAATTATCAAAACTTGGTTTGGGAGGCCATATATATAGGGTTCATACTGAAAAAGGAAAACAACAAAAAACATGCCCAGAAAATTTAATAAATTATTATAAAACACATGGTTCTTGGAACAAAGGTTTAACAAAAGAAACAGATGAAAGAATTAAAAAAAATGGTGAATCTCTAAAAATAAGTTTAGCTTCCGGAAAGACAAAAATTTGGTGTGAAGGTAAAAATTTATCCAAAGAGCACAGAGAAAAAATATCCAAGGCAAGGATTAAATATCTGCAAGAGAATCCAGATAAAGTTCCGTATCTAATTAATCATTCTTCTAACGAAAGTTTTCCAGAAAAAGTATTCAAGCAAGCTTTAATAGATAATGGCATTACTGGTTGGACAGATAGATGGCAAAATGGAATATATCAATATGATTTTGCGTTCATTAATAAAAGGATTGATGTAGAAATTGATGGTGCTCAGCACTTGCAAGAGAAAGTCGTAAAAATTGATAAACGAAGAGACGAGTGGTCTAAAAGTTTAGGATGGATTGTGATTAGATTTACAGCGAAAGAAGTTCTCAAAAATGTTGATTTGTGTATTATTAAATTAAAGGAAATTTTGTAGTTTAGAGAGCTGGGTTCGATTCCCAGATCGTTCAAATGGACTAGTAACTCAATCGGCAGAGTCCCAAACTTTTAATTTGGTTGTTCCCAGTTCAATTCTGGGCTAGTTCAATATTACAAAGGAGTTATAAAATGGTGTATAAAATTGCTATATTGCATTGTGATCAGTGCAGTAGAGAATACGGTGATACTGATGAAGAAATAAAAGCATTACGTTTTTATGCTAAGAGAGACGGATGGATTTATAAGAAAATGGAAAATGGTTCGTATTGGGATCTTTGTCCTAAATGTGCTAAAGAAGAGAAATAATATGTTATTTATAGTGGTTGGAAATTATGCAAGTGAGCCCGATTCATGGGTATCATTCTATGGTATATATGATGATCCATTAAAAGCTGAAGATAGAATAAAAGAAGTAATTAAAGAACAGGGTAATTCTTGTGAGAAAACAGACTATAATGGATGGCCAGCATATCAATCTGATACGACATTATATTATATGCAAGAAGTTGAAATAAATAAAGGGATGGGTATATACTAATGAGTATTGAATTTCGTGGTATTAAGTGTGATAATCCTAAATGTGATTTTATAGATATGACTGTAGAATATAAAGATTATAAGGGGAAATGGTTGAATAAACCATGTCCAAAATGTGGTGATAATTTATTAACAAAAGCTGATATGCAAACTTGTAAAGATTTAACTGAAACAGTTAACAAGTTAAAAATATTTGATAAATTGGAGGGTGAAAAGTTTTCCATCCCTATTAAAATGGATGGTAGCGGTAAAATAGAATTTTAGTAAGGATGAAGAAATGAAACAAAACACATTTAATACGTTAATTAGTTTAATGGAGAATATTATTGACGCAATTGATGAAGTTAATGAAAAAGTTGATAATAATGTAGAGGATTGGAATCAATCAGCAATTGAAAGTCCTTTATCATTGCAATGCGCAAAAGATGATTTATCAATATTACAGAGTTTATATCATTAGAAGATTATATTGGTAAAGATTGGAAAGAATATTATTATGGGTAGGTTGGGCAATGGTTGCCCCGGAAACTGTAAATTTCTCGCTTCGGCATTGGGGGTTCGAATCCCTCCTTACCCAATATTCTTTAAGTGGAGCAAAATAGAAATCTGGCTTATCAAACTTGGTAACCAGACTATGTTGGCAAGTAGTACAAGGGTTCGAGTCCCTCATTCTGCAATGAAGCTTATTGAATATATAAGATGAGAGTGATAATAATTACGTAATAAAACACTCGAGTCTTATATTATATGGACCATTTGAGTAGTGGTAGCTCGCTTCCCTTTCACGGAAGAAGCCCCGGATCGTGCCCGGGATGGTCTATAACATGGATCGTTAGTATATCGGTTTAGTACACCGGATTTTCATTCCGGCAAGACGGGTTCGACTCCCGTACGATCTATATAAGGAGTATTAAGTGATAAAAGAATTTGATAAAGAAGGCATACAATTATTTATGAATGAGTGGATAGCTGCAACTATGGAAGTGGTAAATAGACATAATTTGATTATGCAAGAACCATCTATCAAAGCGAGCCTAGATCAATTAGATGTTAATTTGAGTGTTACTTCTATTGGCGGTCAAGATTTATCTAAATTAGGTCTTCAGGAGAGGGAGACAATAACATCGGAGTCGGGTCATATTTGTGAAATTATACCTTTCCCAACCTCATGATATTTGAGGGCCTTCCAAACCTCTGGTTGTATATTTTAATTGGGACTTTTACCATCTCATCTATACTTTTATTCTTCTTATCCAAATATGTTATTAGACAGGGGAGAGTGAAGAACAATTATGAGGTGGAGAGGAATACATGTAAATTCTGTTTCCTAACAGAAAGGGATCAATTGATATTCCTTATGGTTGTAAATACATTGAGAGATAAAGATAACGTATTTAAGGTGTATAGGAATGAAAGGAAATTAATGTTTGTAGATAAAGAAACAGCATATGGCGCAAAAAGTGTGTTAGATTCCTACATTAAATGGAATAAAATGTATAAAGTAGATGTTAGTGTTAAAGAAGAATTTTTATATATTAAATATGGAGAATGATTATGGATGCGGCTGCTTTATTAGCTAAGGCTTCTCTTCTTGATTTAAACCAAGGCGAGATTAAATTTTTAGAATATAAGTTGGGTATGTCTGGTGCATTCTATAGAGGATTATTTGAACTCTATTTTAAGGCGGATAGATTTAATAAGAGGATACTATTAAATGCATGGCCACAAGAGATGGAAGCTGTTGATAGATTCTCAAATGAGAGTGGATATTGGGATGAATTGCAGAAGAAGGTAGGATTATAAGGAGGTGAGTTTTGTTTAGTGATTTTAGACATGTGGCTTTGCTGAAATAGGTATCAGAAATGACTGAAAATCATTGTTTCCGAGTTCAATTCTCGGGGGCCACAATATATTAAATTAAGAAGGAGGTAAATTTTGTTTAGTGGTTTTATTACGCGGATATGATGGTAACTGGTAACCTTTTTCACTGAAGATGAAATATTTTCCGTTCAAGTCGGAATATCCGCATACATGGCTGCGTAGCATAGTTGGTTTAATGCAGTGCCCTCATAAGGCGAAGACCGGAGATTCGAATTCTCCCGTAGCTATTTTGGACATTTAATAAAATATGTTATAATTACTATAGTAATTGAAAATATAATTATTGTAAGAGGTAAATATGGCAATTAAAAGAATATTTAAGCATTGGGTTGCTTATCAAAAACAGCATTTGAATTGAAGTGTTGGAATCCACGTTTCCTATTACATGATGTTGATAAAATGATAATATTTCTTTTCTTATTTAGGGCAAAAGTATCATTTATTCATAGAATATATTCGACTCATCATATAAGAAATAGTAAAGTAATAGACAAAATGGCTGCAGTAGTGGATTGGGAAAGTTCTAGACGTACTAAGTCAGAAAAGTCTTTAACAGCTAGAGAATTTTTAGATAAATTCCATCCTGAATTGAATATAACATTTAATCCAATTTTTATTGAATTGGGAATATAGGGAGTATTAAATGGCAAAATTTAAATTTGATATAGAGGCTGGTGCGGAAAGGCGTCCGTGAGCAGATGAATAGATGGAAAGCTGATATTCAGTATAAAGAACCAGAGGCTATTATTAATATAACAGAGAATAAAGGTTTCATTGATTCCTACTTCACCTTCCGTGCCTCCAATATAAGTGACAATGTAGCAATAGCCTTACAAGATGCTCGTAGAAGACTTATGATATCCTATGAGGAGTAGATATGTACGATGATATTAAATTTTTAGAAATTGATTGTCCCACCTGTAAATGGGGACCTGATGATGGTACTATATGCCCCGTCTGTGGAACAGAAAGTAGCTGGGGAAGAATTAACATTCTTGACTATATTAAATCATCTGAGTTTGATGAGAGTGAAATAGAGGATTTAACCATAGCTTGTCCTGATTGTGTAAATATGACTTCTGATCCCCAGTATTGTTGCACGACTTGTTGGCAGGAAGGTGGAGACGGTAGAATAAACGTTCTCTCCTCCTTGAGAGAAGATTACCCGGAGGCGTTTGTATAATAGATAAAAAAGCATTTAAAACATTCAGGGAAATTATCTTAGATGTAGTTTCTGCAATTGATGAAGTTAACGAAAGGGTTGATGCATTAAGCGGTAATAATTTTATAGTTATTCCACGTTCTGCAAAATTAGATAAAATAGAAAACAGATTATCCTGGTTGGAAGACGCCTTCCTATAAGCATAATTTAAGGTATGGATGATATAACAGCTAAAAATCTCTTAGCAGGGAAGACGTGTGATGTATGTGATTATTATTTAGTTTGTCTAACCAATGAAAATAAGGAAATACAAACTAAATTTAAGGATGAGACTTGTGAGAAGTGGGTACAACATGGGTGAAACGGATGAAGAGATGACTAAACGTTTCCTCCTGATGGGTGGAGATTATTATACTCCCCAGGATTTTGGATTTAATACTTTAACAGATATAATGATGGAAAAAGAATTTTATAATGGATTATTTGGGGATTATATCTATAAAGGATGTAAAATAAAGGAGTTGAAATGATACAAGTGAATGGTAAAACTTATAATGTTGGTAATGCTAATAATATTAGTATTACTAATGGAGTAGTAATTGTTGATGGTAAGGAATTAAATGATGGAGATGAATCAGTAACGGAATTGATTATTAAAGTTGATCAACCTATACAAATACTTGATTGTAGTCAGGATGTTACTATCCATGGTACAGTTAGGAAAGTAAATGCTTTTGGTAGTGTTAGCTGCGGTAGTGTTGAGGGTGATGTATCTGCTGGTGGGAGCGTAAGATGTGACGATATTGGAGGTAATGTTTCAGCTGATGGAAGTGTAAGATGTGATGATATAAATGGGAACGTTACAGCTGGTGGTTCTATCAAGTAGTTTTGGACAATACAGAAAATATGGTATAATTATATATAAACAAATCGGGTCTATAGCCAAATGGTGAAGGCACTTTATTTAATGTACTAGAAAATAGTACAAATCCATTTAACGCCATAAGATAATATAAAGGAGATTATCTTATGTACAATTGTGATATTTGCGGAGAGCAATTTGAAATTCGACAAGCTAAAGCTTCACACATGTGGCATGCTCATGGATCAGAAAAAAAGAAAAAGGAAGTTAGAATTAATCAATCTATACTTTCGTCTTTAGAACATGTTGACATAACTAAACAATGTGAAAAATGTGGTAATGATTTTGAAGTTAAACGTACTTTAAATAAAGATGGAACACAACGAATTAGTAAAAAGGAAAGGAGATTTTGTTCATATAAATGTAGTAATAGTCATGTTCAAACAGAGGAAACAAATAAAAAAAGATCAATGTCTATGACAAAAGAAAAACCTGTATGTAAAGTATGTGGTAAAAAATTAAGGAAAAAGAATAAACATGGATATTGTCAAAAATGTTGGTTTAAATCACCTGAATTTTTAATAGCAAACAAAAAAATGTCAGAAAAACTAAAAGGAAAATCTAAATCAGGAAATACAAAACGTTCTAAAAATGAAATTCTTTTTCATGATTTATGTAAAGACCATTTTAATAATGTTAAACATAATGAGCCAGTTTTTAATGGTTGGGATGCTGATGTTATTATAGAAGATATTAAAACAGCTGTTCTTTGGAATGGCAAGTGGCATTATGAGAAAATAATGGAAGGTCATTCGCTAAAACAGGTTCAAAATAGAGATAGATTAAAATTGATAGAAATAAAAAAGTTAGGGTGGGAAGCATATATAATAAAAGATATGGGTAAATACAATCCTGTATTTGTAAAAGAAAAATTTGATGAGTTCATTAGCACGCTCCAGTAGCTCAGTTGGTCAGAGCAGCATCCTTATAAGGTGAAGGCCGAAAGTTCAATTCTTTCCTGGAGTATATTTGGTCCTTGTGGACCCAAACAGGATTTTATCCTGAATAAATTTTTAAAGGTGTGTGTATGAAAAAAATTTTATTTATGTTACTTTTAGTGTTAGTAATATTTGCTATGGTGAGTTGTAGTTCTGACGCTTATGTCGTATCAAGTAATCTCTCAAAAGCTGCTGATTCATTTGAGATTTATCGAAGAGTTGTATTCTACAATGGTATTACAGATACTTATATCCTCTCAATTGAAGGTTATAGTTCTGTAGGATTTTTTGACGATAAATTTGTTGTAACAGTGAAAACAGATGATGGTACTTTCCTTAAACATTATCTTGGAAGAGCTGATAATGTTTTCCCTTTTGTAGAACAGCTTGATAGTGTTGCTGTGAGTGATAGACATTATAGAGTTATATTTAAACCTTCTACAATTGTACCGAATATAGACCTTCAGTAATTTCATGAGCCCTTCGGGGCTCAAAACACGGCGGAGTATCCCAATGGCTGAAGAGAATACCGGTTAGTACTTCAGTTGCTAATTCACTTACAGAAAGTGAATAAATTATGCGGGACGGAAGCAAACAAGTTGATTCGAATTCAACACTCGCGCCATTTTGAACGATTAAGAAAATATGGTATAATTATTATAGTAATTGAAAATATAATTATTATTATTATAAGAGGTGAGTGAATGGATATAGATGATTTAACTTTGAAAGCATTAACAATAAGAACAGATCTTTTAAAAGGTGATGAGAAAGAAGCTGGCTTTAAAGCTGCAGAGTTACAAACTGCTCTTGAGAAGTTAGATGATGAAGGTTACATTCTAGTTAAAAAAGATGAACTTTTAATTCTAGCAAAAAGTGATTGGGGTAATTGGGAAGATTCATCCTACCCTATACTTGAACAACTTGGTGTTGATACTTCGGAGAGATTATGATACCTAATAGAGTAATTGTTGATTATCATGGACAAGCAGTACCTTGCGAAATTGCTGAGAAGAGATATTACATTACATATGATATCGCGTTTAAAAGAAAGGACGGCTGGATATTAGGTGCATCAGAAGAGCATGAAGATATAGCATATGAAATGTGGAAAGATGAATGGGTTGCTTATTATAGAAGAATTGATGGTGAATGGATGGAGATTAAATATTATGAGTAAATGGCCAGATTTTAAAACATGGAAGATTCATATGGAGAAGAGAGAAGATTTCAACACTGTTATGGATTGGAAGGAAGAAAGAGAGAAGTTTAAAGTTATTGATGTAGGACATTCTGATATGTGTTTCGTATTTGATAATGAAGAGAATATGGAAGATTTTCTTGGAATGATTATAATGAATCATATGCATGTAAAGATGGAGGAAGTATGATTATTAGTGAGATAATGAAACAAATTCAAGTTACATTAGATGCTTTACAGAATATAACATTTCAAGTAAAAGGTATGGTTGCTATTATGCATAGAATAGCAGAAAATGATTATCAGAAAGAAGTAGTTGATACTGGTATGATTGAGCTAGAAGATAAAAGTAAAGAAGATTGGATTAAAAATAGATTTGATTATTACCTATCTGAGGAGTTTATGAATGATTAAACCAATGCCTCCAATAGGAAGAATAATGATAGAAGGACCATTTCAGAAAAAAAAGAACAAAGAGTTAATGACGCTTTTTTCTTGAGACATTTAGCTTCACACTTTGAGAATAATTGCATACTTTATAATGAAGCAGTAAAGTTGAAAGAAATTGCGGATAGATTAGAAAATAAAAATAAAACACATAGAGGAGATACATTATGTTAGTGAAGTATGTTAGGGATAGTAAAAGACGACCTGTAGGAATTGTTGTGGCAACTGGTAAGTATAAGGTTGGTTGGTCCTTATGTAACGGCAAGGACAAATGGAATAAAGAAGTTGGTCTTTCATTAGCGGCTGGTAGAGCTGCATTACCTAAGAGTTTGGTTCCTGCCCAGACTGTTTCTAAGGCTGTTGCTAAAATGAAACAGAAAGCTTCTGAATTTTACAAATAAAATCATGCCAGAGATTATTCTGGCAATATGGACGATTGACAGACTGGCTTATGTGCCGGGCTCTTAACCCGGATAAGTGGGTTCGATTCCCGCATCGTTCACTAAATTGAAGAGGATCCACTCACTATTAATAAAGTTTTTAATAGTATGATTGGGAAGTATAGTTTTGAAAAGGAAGTTTTTTCCAATTATAATAAATCTTGGTAGAGGAGAATATGTGTTAGACTATACAGATGAAATGTTTAAGAAAAGTGAATATGAAGATATTCATAAACCTAAATTAGTAAAAACTATTGAGCAACTTATAACTTTGGCTCAGAAATCTCGAAGAGAAGGTCTTCTTTCACTTGAAGAAATCTTTGATGAAGAAAAAGATGAATTTAGAAAAATGATTGGTATGTTTGTGGTAGACGGAATTGATTATGATGTTAGATTTATTTTTGGTATGAATATAATTCGTACCACAAAAATTATAGGTTTTGAATTACGAGATATGATGCTTTGGAATAAAGGTATGGCAATGATTGCAGAAGGTCATCACCCATGGATTATAACACATATATTGTATAGTATGATTGGGGAACTTAAATATGATGGTGGATTTTTTGAAGCGACAAGGGAAAAATTAATATAATTAATTAAAGGAGAAAATATGAAAAAGGAAGTATTTGTTGCTATAGTAAATGCTATTAAGGCTCAAAGAGAACACGATAATAAAATGAATGAAAAATTGGGTGATGTGTTTGAAGAATTTGATGGCTGGTATAATACTGATATTGCTATAACACCTATTGAAGATGCTTTAGAGGTTGAATTTGGAGATGAGAAGGAAGGCTTGATTTCTTATTTTATGTATGATCTTAATTATGGTGAAGATATTCCCGAAGATGGTACAAAGTTGAGAGATGGTACCGTCGTAGACATATCAACAGTTGAAAAATTGTATGACTATTTAGTAAAATGAGCTGGCCGATTTCAAATATAACCTGGGAAACAAATAGTTTGATATCAAGTTCTGGGGTATCTTTATTATTATATTATCATGATAAATATACCCTGAAAGAAGTTAAAGACTGGAATGGTAATATTTATGATGAGAATACTCCAGAATGGAAAGAAGCAAAACTTTATGTTGGAAAGAAAACTGTTAAGGATGCACAAAAATGGTTAAGTTCGCATTAAAGAGAGGTACATACTCAGATGTAGAAACAAAAGCATTGGCTATACATGCTGCATTAACACGTGAAATAGAATTACATTATTTTAATAGAGCGATTGACGTTCCTGAGGATTATATTCCCCAGGGCGATATTGGGTGGGTAACTTCTGTTTTGGGATTCGTCCCACGGCCGGATCATTATCCACCCTTTTTATTACACCTCTTATATAGAAAGATATGGAAAGCAGAAAAATGGCCTATGGAAAAAGGAATATTTATTAAACCTTATGATAAGCCTAAACGTTTTTCTGCAAGAATAACTACTGGTACTTATAAGGGTAAGAAAAAGGGACCATATTGGTGTTCTGAAAAAGTAACTTTTATAAATGAATGGAGATATTATTTTGTAGAAGGGAAACAAGTATATGCTGGATGGTATATTGGGAATGATGAAGATCAAGAGCCTCCAGAATTAAATATAGATATTCCTAAAGATTGGTGTGGGTGTATAGATATGGGTTTCCTTTCTACTGGTGAATTTGCTCTTGTAGAATGCAACTCTCCTTACGCAGTGGGATGGTACGGGAGCCTAAACAATGCTTCTATATACGTCGACTTCCTTATTAAAGGATGGGCATATTTAAAACGAGGGAAACAAAATGATTGATTCAGTATTATTAGATGATAGTGGAATAGCTAAGGCTCTTTTAATAAATAAATTTACTTTCGAGTATAGCGGTAAAATAAGTGTTGCCAACCTGTTTAACTATTGGGATACGATAGTTTTAGAGCAGAAGAATGGATATAAATTAAATTTCTTCACACGTTTAGATGAGATTGCCAGTAATTACAATAATAAATTATCTATAAGCTATTGGATTACAAAGGTGAGAAAGACTGCGGAGGAATTGATAGAACATAATATGCTTGCTGCAGATGGGTACCTTAGCTTAAATATTAGCGAGAGGGAAATACGTTATTCTGAATATACATCCGATACTGATTATACTACAAATTTTAAAATTGGTGGCCATAACCTGCTTGAAGAATTAAAAAATCATACAGGAGAATACCTTTATATTCTTATAGATGTTAAATGATTTTGGACATTCCCCATATATGATATAATATAAGCATCGGGGGAAATGATGTTTAATATAAAAACTAAAACTGCAGACTACATGTCAATCGTTGTTACACATGAGTGTAATAAGAAATGCGCTTTCTGTGTTGATCAATATCGTGGTAGGAATGAATATATAACATTGAAAAGTGTATATAATGCATTAGATATCGCTAAACTTGATAATATAAAAGACATTCTTCTTGTCGGTGGAGAACCTACACTTCATCCTAAAATTGTAGAGATTGCAAGAATTGTTAAGTCTTATGGATTTAATACCATACTAACCACAAACTATAAAAAGCCTGAAGTTATGAAAGCTTTGGATATGTATGTTGATTCGTTTAATATTTCATATTATAATCAGAAGGAATTACCTAAACAGAAAAACTTCAAAGCTGATCTTACTTTAAGTGCTCTTATAACAAAACAGCAATTATCGACTCAAAACGAATTGGATTCGTTTATTGATACGTATAAGAATGATTTAAACCTTAAGTTTTCAACTCTTACAATATGTAATGATTATACTGCTAAGAATCAACAAGTTGATTATCTTGATGACATTGCAGAAAAAAAGTCATCCTCTTTGATGAAATTGAAGGTAATTTTTATCGAGGATACATTATTAAAAGATATGATAGAGTAATAAATAAATACGCAAATCAATCTTATAAATGTCATGTTGATGGTGAAATATCTACATCATGGACAAGGAGTAATATATGAGTTTTATGACAGTGAAAATTCTTTCAGTATTAGCAATTATACTCGTCGTAGAAGCATATTTACTTATAATTATAGTGAGGAAACGTAATGTTCAGGCCAAGACTGTATCAAATAGAAACTGAAGAAGAGTTATTTGAATATTTCTCTTCCCATGCTAAATTTATGCAAGAGGGAGATAGCCGGTGATACAGCAGAGTTGTATAAGAAGTTAAAGGATGAGTGAACTAAAGATATATTATTTAAAGTTCAAGAATTATTAGAGGAGGATTAAAAATGACAAAAAAGAGAATTAATTTATTAGGCTTCATCATTTCATTCATAATAATATTATGCGGTTTTGTCTATATTATAGGCGACTTTTGGATAGCTTTAGCTTTTACATTAACAGCATTATGTTTAGTAACAGGGTCTGTTTTTGCAGCACAAAGTATTACAGATAATTTATCAAAATAAATGATAAAGAAATTATTTAAATATCATATTCGTGTTTATAACATTTATCAAACATTTGGAGGAAGACCATTTGCAGCTAAAGAGTTATATGCCTTAGATATTCCTGGTTTAAATATTTCTGATATTGAATATAAAGGATATTTAGAAACAATATCTAGAAAAGAAGCAGAATATATGAGACCAGAAATAAAGGGGTGGATATCAGCTCCTTGGGTATTTAGACAGCTTACAGAGGAAGGCTTGCAATTAGCTGAATATTTAGATTCTCATCCAGATATTATAGCTAAAAAATTATTGTTATAGGAGAATTAAATTGGGAAAATTTATAGCAGGTATGGTTACTATTGTAGCTGTTACTTTTTTAGCAGGTTGGTTTCCAACTTTGGCTGTAAGCTTAACAGCAATCTTAATAGTTGGACTCTTTACAGTATTCAAATGAAAAGTATAGTTACCATATTAACGATGATGGCTATATTAATAATTGCTATTAATTCGCCACCGGTTTTTGTAGGATTAATATTTATAGGTATTGCAGCCTATATTGTATATAATAAATAAGGGTTATTAGTGTAATGGTTAGCATTGTGGGCAAAGGGTAAAGCTCCCCACAGGTTTGGGTTCGAGTCCCAATTAATCCATTAAGGAGTATTTATGAACATTAACGAATTGAAAAAAAAGAAATTAACATTGCGTAAAACTGAACCTTTCCGTTCTGGAGTTTATAGTAATATACTTGATGGAGCAGGAAAAATTGCTAAGTTAGAAAATAGAAATATGGATGAAAAAGATATAATTTCTGCATGTAAAAAAAGTATTAAGAATCTTTCTTCAACTATTGAGTTAGTTAAGGAAGGCGATGTTGTAGATGCTTATAAAAAAGAAGTGGAAATTCTTAAAGAGTTCCTTCCTAATATGCTTTCTAATGAAAAAATGGAAACTATTATAGATACTATTATTTATGAAATGTTGGAAGAAGAAAGAACTATGAAGAATATGGGTCGAGTAATTGGTCAAGTTAAAGCTAAATGTGGTGATACTGCTGATATGTCTATGGTATCTAAGATGATCAAAGAGAAATTAAAATGATTTATAAATACCATCTCAGACTATTTCATATCTATGAAAAGTTTAGTGATGGTGTTTTTTTTATGTAGATGAAGCTTTACGCTTCCTTAACAAAGTTGGAATAGGTGGTTCGACATCTGCCTTAAAACATTTGAGAAAAAATTTATTATGACTGTATATAATGAAAATGATAATAGAAGACATTACCAAAAAATATCTAAAGCAGGTAAAGTAATTCTAGAAAGTATAACAGATGATATGATTGCAAAATATTATTTAATGGAGGAAAAATGAGTGATGCAGTAAAGTGTGGTAAATGTAATTATGTTTATTGGGTTCGAACATATGAAAATTGGGGTACTTGTACTAACTGTGGAGAAAATATGGATCGATGGAAAGGAAAACCTCCAGAATTATGGGCTTCAGATGAAGCCTTAGGCTTTGCTAAAGACTCACTCTTAAAGAAAGCAGAAGAGGCAATTAATGAGAGGAGTTGAATGTGGTAGATGTACATGGGTTTATGAAGCCCCAATAAATAGCTGGGGGAAGTGTCCCAAGTGTGGTGCAAATATGAATGTCTGGGGGGAAACTGATGAATTACCAGATTTTAATGATGATGTTCCTATAGGGATGTATGTTAAAGATCCACTTTTAAAAAAGGCAGAAGAAGCAATTGAATAAATTTATTTTTCTATTTTTACTCACCTCTTTTACTCTCTACTCTCAGATTATAAATATAACTACAGAAGATACAACCTCATGGTATAAAACACAATTAGGGACGAAATATAATAATAGTGGTGCAACATGTATTGCTATGATCATAGATAGATGGGGACCCAATATATCTCCAGAGACAGTACAGACTCAAATATCATCACGTGGAAAGAATGCAAACTTTGACGAGCTTTTAAGGATTTTATCTCTTTATGGTATAAAACATTATTACCTTCAAAGATTAGGAACTTGGGACGGCAGAGGTATTGTACTTATTCTTGTTGATACTATGGATATATCTAATACAGGATATGAGAGGGAGAAAGAACAATATATGATTGTTATCGGGCAGACTGAGAACAGTTTTATAGTTAATGACCCCATGGCTGGTAGTGCTATCAGATATTATAATAGGGAGGAAATTTTAGTATCAAGATTTAGATATGCCATCTGGATTCCTTGATAAAAAGCATATTTAATATTATGAAAGAGCGTAGGAAATATTATTGCGCGTATTGTAAAGAACCTCTAGACACACAAACTGATATAATTAGATTTCATAAGAATGAGATTTATCATTTAGATTGTTATACTGCACATATCAATAAAGATAACGATTTTGAAAGTTATCCATGTCCTAAATGTTATACTACAGGTAAATCATGGATTAAGAGTAAAGATGTATGGATTAAATGTAGATTGTGTAAGGGAAAAGGATACTTAATAATTGAAGATTGTGTAAGGGAAAAGGATACTTAATAATTGAAGATGCCAGAACATAAAAAAGTAAAATATCTTCTCTTAGATATTGAACCTGAATGCGGAGAATGTATTTATTATCATAGAATAATGCAAAAACATTATGATACATGTGAATGTACAAAAAGGAATATAGAAGTTACGTATTTTGATGAAGCATGTAATAAATTTAAAAGCAAGAGAGGAATAAGAGGAATAAGAGGAATAAGAGGAATATGGGAATAGCAGTAAGTCATGGTGAAGCAAGTTGATCTTATAGTGAGTTTATGACTTTCAGAACAAAGATTGCAAACACATGTGGTCTTCCAGGTGATTTAAAGGATGCGTATCGTGATGGCTCATATAAATTTCTCATTAACGACCCAATTTACGCATTGATAGATCATTCAGATTGCGACGGCAGCTTCTCAGTGGAAGAAATGAAAACAATCGTTCCACGTTTAAAGGAAATTATTCATCAATGGAGTAACGAAGTTTATTCGGGTTGCGATATACTGAATGGGACAGTATTAGTTAAAGGTATGGAAGAAGCAATATCTTTAAACGAAGAATTAGAGTTTCACTAATGAATAAAAATGAAATAGTAAAAAATATTCTTCTTGAAAAGATTTGCGATACATGTAAGCGCAAATTTTCTTCAGCATGTAAACAGGCCTAAAGAATATACATGTCAATTTTGGGAAGAGTTTAAGAAAATAAAAGTTGTGAGATTAGGATATCCAAATGTAATGAGAGATAATATTAAACCTATTAATTATGATCCTATAGAAATAAAAATAAATATGGAATTTAATAAAGTGGAGAATAAATGAAGGAATTTATATCAGAAGAGAAAATTAAAGAGGAAGTTAAAACCCTCGCAAGTAGGATAAGTCAAAATTATGAATCAATTCATATAATTGGTTTGTTAAAAGGTTCGTTTGTATTTATGGCAGATTTAATAAGGGAGTTGACTATTCCCTGTACTATGGATTTTATGTCCGTTACATCATATGAAGGTACAGAATCAACCGGAGAAATTAAAATTCTTAAAGAATTAAATGATTCTATTTATAATAAAGATGTATTAATAGTTGAGGATATTGTTGACACTGGCCAGACGTTAAGATCTATCATCGACCTCTTAAATACCAAGAATCCAAAATCATTAGAAGTATGTACTCTCCTCGATAAACCATCAAAACGAACTGTACCTGTTGAAGTGAAATATATTGGTATAGAAATTGAAGACAAATTTGTTGTGGGGTACGGGATAGATTTTAACCAAGATTATCGTTTTCTCCCTTATATAGGAGTTGTTGAATGAGTTTTGAAGTAGAAAATTTACACGATTTAACAGCATTTCATGATATAATAGATTTAAGTATTGCTCATGCTAGACATATAATATCTAATTTCAATGACGTTGCTTCTTATGTTGGTGAAGGACTTACTGATATAAAACATTATATGGATACATGCGATAACAGTTCTACTCTTCTGACTACATTTAAATTAGAAGGAAAAACTATGTTTGATGTAGTTGAAGTAATAAAAGAGAAGAGAAACTGTTTGTTAATACGAGAAGAATATGTTAAAAATGGAAGACATGGTTTTTACTTTGATTACGAATATAAGGATAATGAATGAAACAAGTAGTAGTTGGAGCTCAATGGGGAGATGAGGGTAAAGGCAAGATTGTAGATTATTTATCTGCAGATGCAGATTTGGTAGTACGTTTTTCAGGTGGTGCTAACGCAGGCCATACTATAGTAACCGAAAAAGATACTTTTAAACTCCATCTTATTCCATCAGGTATAGTTTACCCTCACACAAAAGTTGTGCTAGGAACAGGAATGGTGATTGATTTTGATGCGTTAAAAATAGAGTTAGATATCCTTACTGAACAAGGAATTGATTGGAGGGGAAGAATATTTATTTCTGATAGAGCACATGTAGTATTACCTTCATATAAAGAAGAAGATGTGAAAAGAGATAAAGAAAGAGAAAACCCTATTGGTACAACTGGTAGAGGGATTGGAATTGCGTATGAGCATAAAGCTGCTAGAATTGGACTTAGAGTTTGTAATATGAAAAAAGAATATCTTTCAGATATACAAATAGTAAATCTCCCTTATTTTATGCAGGACTATAAAAACAAAAATGTTGTGTTCGAGGGAGCTCAAGGTACTTTATTAGATATTGATGCGGGAACCTACCCTTATGTATCTTCTGGAAGTGCTATTGGAGCTGGTGCTGCTTCTGGTGGAGGCGTAGGAATTACAGATATTGATAGAGTAATAGGCGTGTTTAAGGCCTATCAATCAAGAGTTGGTAATGGTCCTTTCCCTACAAAATTTAATGATGATGAATTTGCACAATACATAAGAGATACAGGACGCGAATATGGAGTAACAACTGGAAGGCCTAGAGACGTAGGTTATCTTGATTTGGTTGCATTGAAATACTCTTGTTTAATTAATGGATTAGATAGTTTAGTTTTAACGCATCTTGATGTATATGATAATATGGATGAAATTAAAGTTTGTACTGGATATGAATATATAGAAAAACAAAAAGAGTTTCCCTCCTCTATTGAAATATTAGAAAAAGTACGACCTATATATCAAGTGTTTAAAGGATGGAAACAAGATATATCTGGTGTGAAGAAAATAGAAGATCTCCCACTAGAAGCACGGCAATATATAGATTTCATTGAAGAATATACTAGTGTTGAAGTCGGTATAATATCTGTTGGATGTAAGAGAGAACAAACTATAAACAATATCAATCTTTGGTGAAACTATATCCAAAAAATCATATATAATAAGCATACTTATATATAAAAGAGTAAAACAATTAAATAATAGTTTATAAGATAAATAATACTTGACAGTATAAGTAATCTATTATTTGGAGGTAGAGAGTGGAACTCAAAGAATTTATAAATGGGGAAGTTAATGCTCAACTGAGTTATGATGGGGGAGGATGTGAATTTGTATCATATGAAGACGGTATCGTTAATTTAAAGTTGGTAGGTGCTTGTGGTGGCTGTCCAATGTCTCTAATGACCTTAAAGCAAGGAATTGAAGTAGCAGTAAAAGAACAATATCCAGATGTATTAAGCGTGGAAAGTATATAGGATAAATTATTACATGATTTAATGCAAAATAATTGACTTTGTGCAAACCGGTGAAAGGTAATTACGTGAATGAATTTTATAATTACATCTACTTAGATCCAAGAAAGCCAGGCCATTATACGTATGATAATACGTCATTTTTATATCAACCATTTTACGTAGGGAAGGGAAAGAATAATCGATATTTAGACCACGTACATAATGATCATAGAAATAAGTTAAAAACAAATGTAATAAACAAAATACTTAATGAAGGTTTTGATTTAAAAAAATATATTGTAATAATATATAAAGAATTATCTGAGCAAGAAGCTTTTGAAAATGAGATTTTTTTGATTAAAGAAATTGGTAGAAGAATAAATAAAACAGGTTCTTTATGTAATATGGACGAAGGAGGAAAAGGTTCCGATAGTATGTCTCATCACCCCGATAAAGATGAAATATACAAAAAAATTAGATTGACACAAATTAAAAATAAAAACACACATAAAGGTAAAACATATGAAGAATTATATGGAGATAGAGCTAAAGAAGAAAAAGAAAAAAGACGTCAAGCTTTATTAGGTAAAAAACATTCTAAAGAAAGACGTATAAAGAGTGGCAAAAGCCACAAAGGACAAATTGCCTGGAACAAAGGTTTAGATAAAAATGATCCAAGAGTATTAAAATATATTGAAAACAGGAAACCTAAAAAGTTTTTTAAAATATATAATATTAAAAACATAAAAACTAATGAAGTATTTTCGTTTAATGGTAAAGAAAAATTAGAAAAATTTGTAAAAATATTTAACAAAGAATTAAAACTAAAATCTAGAATAAATATAGATGTTTTAATTAAAGAAGAAAAAGATAAAAATTTTATAGTAATAAATAAGGAGTTAGATAATGGCAACAATTGAATTAACGAAGGAATTATTTGAAGAAAAGATAGCAGATCTTTCAGCGAAGGAATGGAAGTTCTTAGGAGATAAACCAGCAATTATAGATTTTTTTGCAAATTGGTGCAATCCGTGTAAGATGGTCGCTCCAATCCTTGAGGAATTATCTGAGGAATATGAAGGAGTAGATATATATAAGTTAAACACTGAAGAGCAAGGAGAATTAGCTTCTACATTTGGTGTTCAGTCTATACCATCTATTCTCTTCATTCCAATGGAAGGGAAACCGCAAATGTCTGTAGGCGCATTACCAAAAGAAAGTTTTGTAACTGCTTTTAAAGATGTTTTAGGAGTTTAAAAAAAGGGAAGCTTAATTGCTTCCTTTTTTTTATAATTTAGGTAACATTTCATTTTGTAATTTAATTCCAACTTTGTTTTAAGCCTGTGGAAACTAAGACGTTTGAAGCAACCAGTATAAAAAGCAGCTTGACTTATGAAGCAGGAAGATCACTATCTTTAAATAGTGATTTGCTAAAATTTGTTCTGTTATATTTATTTCTCATTATTTTATATTTATCTTGTTCATTATATATATTATAAAGCATAGTTATAATAAAAATAGGAGGTTTTATATGAGCGATATATTTGACATGACACCAGGAAAATGGGATTGGTTAAGATATGCACCATACCGTATTTGGCAAAAAATTAAAGACTTCTATTACGAAAGGAAATATACTGTACAACGTATTTTTAAAGGTTATGCAGATGTTGATATATTTGAACTTTATTCTACAACAGCTAGAACTATACTTCCTAGACTTGTAGAATTTAAAAAAAATCATCATGGTTATCCATCTATATTTTCAGATTATGAAGACGGAAGCGCTTGGGAAAGCAAAGAGAAATATGATGCAATGGTAAAAGATGGCACCATACTTGGTGGTGGAGACGACGCATGGGTTGCTATATTAGATAAAATGATTTTTTCTTTCTCTTATATTATAGTTGAAGATATGTCTCCTAAAGGTAGATTTGAGAAGAAGATTGTAAAAGATTTTAAAGAAAAATATGGTGATGTTTGGGCAGAAACAGAAGAAAATATTAAAGGTAATAGTTATCATCTTTTTGTTAATGAGAATAAAGATTTAAAAGATGATGATATTGCTGCAGCTCATATACCAGAAGATAATTTTGATGATAATACTATTGCTGAAGAAGAAGCAAAGGGTATGACTTATAAAGGTTTTAAAACTAGAAACTTCCACCATAATGATAAATTAGCTGATGAATTAAATAAAAAATGTGATGAAGGTTTAGCTCTTTTCGGTAAATATTTTAGAAATCTCTGGGATTAAAAACTATTTTCGCAAACTTTAAAGCTTCTGAGATAAGATAATCTCAGAAGCTTTTTTTTTGGAGGAAAAATGTTATTTAAAAAATTATTAGCTGAATTAAAACTTCCAAATAGTTATGCTGCAACTAATTTTGATAACATGATAGAAACCCTGAGTGATCCACGCATAAAGAAAATTGAAACTAAGGAGAGAAATGCTCTTCAATATATTCGAGCTTTTTTTCTCGTATTGGTTCTGGTAGTATGCATATAGATGGAAATAATATGACAAAACTTCAAGCTATTATAGGTTTATATTTGTGGGGCGATATAGAATATGAAGAAGCAAAGAAAAAATATAATAATATAATAGATATAATAATGCAACGAGCGAGGAATTAACATGTTGAAAAAGTATATGGCATTAATAACGAATCAGGGTATGGATGCTGCTATTCCACTGGCGAATAAATCGCCAGTGGAATTAAGAAAAAAAATGTATGCTAAAGCTAAACAAGATGTAGAAAAATTATATAGTAATTATGCTAAGACTATATTTTATGCTTTATGGGAAACAGGAAAAACTATATCAATCGATGAAAAGGGATATGTTCGTATAGATGGATATATGATTAAAGACTTAAGTAATGAAATTGACACCATTTATAAAGAGGTTGATAATGCTTTTGTTAAAGCAACTATGGATGACGGCGCTGCAAATCCTCATGCATATTCTATGTTTCATTTGAGAGCACAAGTCGCAGGTGATGTTAAATTAAAGGCTATATTTGCAATTGATGAAAACGATTTCAAAATTTTAAGAAATATAGATAGCGAAATGGCAGCATTCTATATATTAGATGGTATGATAAGAGAAACTACCGATTTTGGTAGATTTGGTGAACAGAAGAAAAAAAGAGTATTTATGCTTAATAAAATGATTGAAGATAATAAATCGAAATTAAAATCGTTACGGCGTGAATTCTTCAACCGCATAACTAGTGTTGGAGAAGAAGACGACGACGATATAATTTAACGTGAAATTAGAATTAGAAGTTTTCGATAAAGCGTATATTTCTTTAGCAGAAGATTTAATAGTTAAATTAAAAAATAAAAGACCGTGGGATAAGATAGAAATTATAAAAGATGAATGTAAATTTCAGGGAAATATTGTTTTACTAATAAATGGGAAAAAATTTTCATTTGATTTATTAGAATACCTTGATGATAAAAAAGGACTTGGTAGATTAAATAGCATAATTAATAATAACGAGGTTAATAATGGATAAAAGTGCAGCAGAACAAGCATCATTTGATTTAATCATTGCATCAATAATTGACGGTATTTATCAAGATGAAATTATGGATTTAGATGATGAAGATAGAATAGATTTATTAGACGGTACGTTGAACGCCTTAGAAGATCATTTAGACGAAGAAGGGCAAGATATGTTGGATGACGCTTTCGAACGTTTCTCTAGAGAGTATAATATTGTTATTGAAACAGAAGATATAATTAGTAGTTTTGAATGGAACAAGAAGAGAAGAGCCAAAGATGAATGACCTTCTTGATGTTAATATAGAGTTAAGAATAGAATTAGGTGGGAAGAAAATGTTAGTTGAAGATATTCTTAAATTAGGTAATGGTTCTATAGTTGAATTAGATAAAAATTATGGTGATCCAGTAGATGTATATACAAATAACATTCTTTTTGCTCGTGGCGAGGTTGTCTCAGCTGGAGATAACTACGGAGTGAGAATACAAAAGTTGGTTAAAAATGAAATTCAAAAAAGTAATAAATGAGAAGTCAGTTCCCATAGTAAGTAACTCTCCTCTAGCTAAAAGATTAAGAGACTACAGAGGCGTTAACGTTCTTGTTTTAGGAGAGGCCGAGCCGCCAGATGTACATGGTCTACCGCCTGACATGGAAGCTTATGGCCGTGGCTGGTTTGATCAAGATTACAAACCTTACATAGATGGAGGACCTGCTGGCTCATCGCAAGGACATCCGAATTATGCTAAAGACGGTTTTTATTGGGGAGCTGATTATGATGCTATCTGGACTGGTTCTGATAAAGTGAAAAGGAAGGGTATAATTTATATACGCGGAAGAGCCGGAACAAATGAAGATGTAATAGAAGATTATGTTGAAGAGATACTAACATTAATTTTTAAACGTTTACCTCGTAATTAAGCATATTTATTATATGCCTAAAAAATTAACTCAAAAAGAATTTATAAATAAAGCTAAACAAATACATGGCAATAAATATGATTATTCTTTGGTTGATTATAAAAATAATAAAACCAAAGTTAAAATAATATGTCCAGAACATGGTATATTTGAGCAAAGTCCGAAAAGTCATATAAATAAAATGTGTGGGTGTAGTATATGTAGCGGGATAAAAAAGTTAACTCAAAAAGAATTTATAGAGAAAGCTAAACAAATACATGGTAATAAATATAACTATAATTTGGTAAAGTATAAAAATAATAAAACTAAAGTTAAAATAATATGTCCAAAACATGGAATGTTTGAACAAACGCCCAATAAACATTTGAGCTGGCAAGGGTGTATAATTTGTAGTGGAAGTATAAAGTTAACTTTTAAAGAATTTATAAATAAAGCTAAACAGATACATGGTAATAAATATGACTATTCTTTGGTTGATTATAAAAATAATAAAACTAAAATTAAAATAATATGTCCTAAACATGGAATATTTGAACAAATTCCAAATGCTCATCTAAACGGGCAGGGATGCATAATTTGTAGTGGAAGATTTAATTATACTACTAAAGAATTTATAGAAAAAGCTAAAGTTGTACATGGTGATAAATATGATTATTCTTTGGTTGATTATAAAAATAATTATACCAAAGTTAAAATAATATGTCCAAAACATGGAATATTTGAGCAGTCGTTTAAACAGCATATATCATTAAAACATGGTTGCCCTATATGCAATGAATCTAAAGGCGAGAGAGTCGTAGCTAAATATTTAAATAGTAAAAATATACAATATATAAGAGAGCATAGATTTAATGATTGTGTAAATAAGCAACCATTACCATTTGATTTTTATTTGCCTAATAAAAATATATTAATTGAATTTGATGGGAAACAACATTATGAACCTGTTAAATTTTTTGGTGGCGAAAAAGGCTTAAAATATAGACAGCAGAATGATACTATAAAAACTGAATATTGTATGTCTAACAATATAAAATTAATAAGAATTAATTATATTAAAGACGTAATAAATATTTTGGACAATGAGTTAAACGGAGTATAATTAAGCATGGAATATTTATATGGAAGTACATATATAAGAGATGGACAGCTAGACTCCTCATGCGGTAGGATGGTTATATACGATGGTCACATAGAAATAGCAAACGGCCAATCTGCTGATCATAACTATCTGCTTAGGTCCTTGGCTGCACGTTTAGTCGCTAAAAAAGATGATGTTATTAGTCGAGCTACAAGACTCTATTTTAAAAGAGAAGAAGACAGAATTGTAATATCTTCAGTACGTAAGATTGATGATGATGATTTTGAGAGGAATTGGGTTTTTTATGCTAAATTAATTAAACAGAATCTTAAGTAGACCTTTTTAGCGTAACAAAAACATTATTAATTAAATCTCTAGGTATATCTTCAATGCTTTTACCTTTACTAAAGAAGGCTTTTTTAAGATGTCCTCTAAATTTTAATCCGCCTACAACTTTATTAAGTAAAGCATCATTGCTTATAACATCATTTTTAAATTTATCGTTATAAGTGAAATGGATTGATGCGTCTTGCTTGCTTCTACCTGAACCATACCCGCTAGAACTTCTATCTGGAAGATAACCCATTTTAGCAAATTTCTTTACCACAAATTCCAACTTCTTAAATACTGCTAAATGATCGTCTGTATAGATTTTATCACCAATGACATCTCTTACAGAATTAAATCTGCCATAACTTCTGCCAGACATTTCTTTATCTGCTTCGTTATATATAACAGCCCACTCTTTTATATCTGGATATCGTTCTAAAATATCGGGACTAATTGCAGAAGATTTAGTATAAATAGACGACTTTGCTGTACTACTTTTCAATTTTCTGGTCTCAATAGTTAAAGTGAAACCATCACTTCTACTATTACCAGTTCTACCTGTAGAACTTTTATCCATAGTTGTACGAAAATAAGCTGGCATTTTTTCGTAATCATCTATCAAAACTTTTTTACCATTTTTATATGTTTTATAATATACATTTAATATTTTACTTACTGTTCTTTGTATATCAGATTTAGCATATCTTCGCCGAGTTGTATTTGCTTTTGGTTTTTCAGTTGAAGAATATTCTTTTATAGATTTTTCAACATAGTCCCAAATGATATTTAATACTTTTGGAATAGACTGCATAAGATTTATTTTATAATTAAATTCTCTTCCGCTTCCATATTGTTTCTCACCTGTTTTTTTTACTTCAACTTGAAAATCATGTCCAGTATCGAAGAAACTTTCATTTGATTTTATAGACATTTCTATTCTAAAGTTATTATATATAATAGTAGGTAATGATATTTTTGCACTATAGTCTGTTTTAGCTGCAAAAAATTTATCATTAATTTCTATATCATTCATTATTTTAATAAATTGTTTTTTGCGGTGTTCTGTTGGCATATTTTTTAGGTCTGTAACATCAAGACTATCAGATCCCCATCTACTACTTATTTTATCAACCCGTCGTTGTAAAAAGGCTATAATTTGCTTTTTCAACTCTGGTCTAAATTTACGTGCTGAATTGAAGAAGGTTTGTTCTTTGTAGAAATCGTGCATTGCTTCATTTATAAATTTATTCATATTATTATCTTATACCTTTTTATAAAAAAAGCATATTTATGTATATGAAAATTGCAATAGTTGGAACTCGTACTTTTAATGATTACATTTCTCTTAAAGAATTTATTTTTAAACATATTAAATTTGAGGACATAACACATATAGTTTCTGGTGGTGCTAAAGGAGCAGATGCTCTTGCTGAGAAATTTGCCAAAGAGTATGGCTTTTATGACAATAACTTTATAGTACATAAAGCAAATTGGTCATATTATGGTAATTATGCTGGTAATATAAGAAATGGCCTTATAGCAAGAGACGCAGATATGCTTTTCTCATTCTGGAACGGTATAAGTCCAGGTAGTAGAGATATGTTAAAAAAGATAAAAATAACAGGAAAACCTTACTTTATCTATTTATATGAACAAAGATAAAGATATAAGGAGAATATAATGGACTCAATTGATTATTTTGAAACATTCATCAATTCTACAATCCTAATGGATAAAGATAAAGTAGATGAACAGCTACAGGCAATCTCTATTAAATATTTTAAAAATGTAATAAAAATTAAAGCAATGAATTTACCATATGGCGGTTGGGAAATAGTAGCTAAAGGTATACGAAAACAATGGGTTAAAGCCTATATAATAGATGAAGGTTATACATTTAAAATATATTGGTATAACTCAAATGAATTCCTAAGATGGGTTGCTACGGTAATAATGCATGAACTTGCAAGAACTTATAATGCCACTGTTTGGAGTGGTCAGGATCTACAAATCACAGCCCCAGAAGAAGAATGGTATACAACATTTAAAGATTATATAGAGGGGCTTGAAATAAATGGTCCTCCGGATGCAAAAGAAATTATGATTAAAAGATGTATTCCTAGAAAAGTTAGAAGAAAATTCCTTTAAATAAGCATATTTAATAACTCAAGGGAGTAACAAAGATAAATTCCTTTAAAGTTATAAGGAAAACTTTGAGAGAATACGAGACATCGTAAATATTTTGATTCATGGTAACATGAGTTCCCCAAATACAATATTAGATGAAATAAGACTTTATAAGACTAATAGGGTCGACGATTACACTATGAGAGACTTGCTGAGATCTCTAAAACTATCAGCAAAACCGGCTTAATATATGCCGGTTTTTTATTCTAATAATATATTCATACAATTATCTTATTAAATAAATATAAATATAAATTTTATTAAAAAGCATATATAAGTATTGTATGTCTAAAAAATTATCGTTAAAAGAATTTATACAAAAAGCTAAACAGATACATGGTAATAAATATGACTATTCTTTGGTTGATTATAAAAATAATAAAACTAAAATTAAAATAATATGTCCGGAGCATGGTATATTTGAACAAACTCCAAACAATCATATATCTAAAAAATATAAATGCCCCAAATGTAAAACTTTATCTACAAAAGAATTTATAAATAGAGCTAAACAAGTTCATAATAATAAATATGATTATTCTTTAACTGATTATAAAAACAAAAGAACTAAAGTCAAAATAATATGTCCAGAACATGGAATATTTGAACAACTTGCAGAATATCACTTATCAGGTTCTGGTTGTAAAAAATGTTCATATATATTTGGATATACAACTAAAAAATTTATAGATAAAGCTGAACAAATTCATAATAATAAATACGATTATTCTTTAACAAATTATATAAATAGTCGTATGAAAATAAAAATTATTTGTCCAAAACATGGTATATTCGAGCAAGTGGCAAAAGATCATTTAAGCGGTAATGGTTGCCCTATATGTAATGAAAGTAAAGGTGAAAAAGCTGTTGCTAAATACCTAGATGAAAATAATATACAATATATTAAACAAAAAAGATTTAATGATTGCAAAAATGTAAAACCATTACCATTTGATTTTTATATTCCCAAACATAATATATTAATAGAATATAACGGAATACAACACTATGAAGCTATCGAATTTTTCGATGATGTAAAAGGTTTAAAATATAGACAGTTAAACGATACCATAAAAATAAATTATTGTGTGTCTAACAACATAAAACTAATAATAATAAAATTTAATGAAAATATAAAAAATAAATTAAATTTTATTATTAATTTATAGAAACAAAGATATAATAAGCATATATAAGTGTAAAGATTATAGGAGATAATTATGGCAGAGAATAGTGGTGATATTCGTGCTGATAGCGAAGTAATTGATAGAATAAAAGAACCAGGCATGTTTCATGTTATTCTTATGAATGACAATTACACACCTATGGATTTCGTTGTTGAGATTTTAATGAAAATATTCAATAAAAACGAAAAAGAAGCTTATACTTTAATGATGAAAGTGCATAAAAAAGGATCAGCTATTGCTGGTACCTACATTGAAGATGTTGCTCTCACTAAAAGTGAAGTAGCCGCAACAATCGCTAAAAAGAATGGTTTCCCATTCGCAACCAAAGTAAAACCAGCATAAGACAGGAGAAGAGAATGGAATTAAGTAGAGATGTACGTGCAATCATGAGCATTGCATACAATACGGCAAGAGAACAGGATAATGAGTATTTAACACCTGAACATGTTTTATACTCTATCCTTGATAATAACGAAGAAATTATTAATAAGTTAGAATTAAATACAGAAGAACTCATGGAAGATTTAAAAGTTTTCTTTGAAACCAAAATACCACAAACTACTGATAAAGATCCTATTGAGAGTCTGGGTTTCAATAATGTAATCCAGCGTTCAGTTCAACAGGTTGAGAATTCAAGTCGAAATATTGTTGAAGTTGGCGATGTTATTGTTGCCATCCATGATGAGAAAGGTTTCGGCCAATTTATTATGTTGAAGAATGGTATTGAAAGAATAACTCTTCTCCAAGCAGTAACAGAACTTCATGGCACTGACAACCAACCAGATTTGATGCCAGCTGGAGGGCAAATTAAAGGGAAAAGAAAGAAAAAATCTCTCCTTGATGAATTCACCCTTGAAATGGTTGCTCATGCTAAAGCCGGTAAATACGATCCTATTGTTGGCAGGGTAGACGAAATTGAAAGAACTGTTCAAGTACTCTGTCGTAAAAAGAAGAATAATCCAATCCATGTTGGTGAGCCAGGTTGTGGTAAATGTCTTCACGGAGAAGAAAAAATTAATTTATTAGTTTCTGACGAAATGTATAAAGAATTAAAAGAATTTATTTAATTTTTGTTTAATAGATTCAGATACAATTTGTTTATTATATTCAGTTGTATCTGAATCCCATATTTCTATAACATCAAAATCGTCATTTTTAGCAAATTGAATTTTTTCTTGATCAAGTTTGTAAACTTCATTAGCAGATAAATGTGTAAATCTATGAGTCCAGTTATTCCATTCTTCTTCATTTAATTTTTCTTTATTGGGATGAACATGAGAACCGTTATATTCAAATATAAGTTTAAGCGGTTTAATTGTAAAATCATAAAAGTACAACCTATTGTTTGATTTTATAAAGAATTCTCTATTGTTCTCAATACCTATATATATTTTATTTATAGAAAATAATTTAATCATTTTATCATAAAATTCTTGAAATATTTCAAGGGATTGTTTAGAAGCTTTAAATATTGAAAAATTTTGTAAATTGTTTATACAAGTTTTACGAGATGTATCAACCCAGTTATTATATTTAATGGTTGCAGCTTCATACCCATATTTATGGACCATCTTATCAAATGAAACAGCTTTAGATTTATTCACTTTATTCATATCATTATTTTTATATAATGATTTTTGCCATTTATCATTTCTTTCGTTCATTTTTTATATTTGTTAGGATTTTCTTTACGTTTTTTAACATATTTTAAAGCATTTTGTCTTTGTTTTTCTGAAATTTGTTGTACAGCTTCTGCTCGAGACCATCCGCGTTTAATCCAAAATTCTTGTTTAGTCCATGAAATGTTACCTATAAGTGTATAACAAAAATCATATAATTTTTTATGGTTTGACTTGTCACTATTATAAAAAAAATAATTAAGTTTAACTTCAACTTCTGGCATAATTATTTTGTATGACCGATTATGAAGATATTTATTAAATGTAAATTTTTTAAATTCTTCAAAGTCATTAGAGTTAAATATTGGTTTATATTTATATGTTATAATCATTGTTTACCTTTACTGGAATAGGTATTTCCCTAAGCCAGATTTACTTAAAAATTATACTATTATCTTATTAATATGCAAGATAATATTGCATAGTTATAACATATATAAGGAGAATAAATATGAAAGAAATTACATTACCAATTGGCACATTATTTAAATTTATGGAAAGTAAAGGTTTGAATTTTCCTTTAAACGAAGGCGTTAATAATAAACAAGAAATCAAAATTAAAAATGAAATGGGAATTTGGAGAAATATTCCTGCATTTATAAAAAAACGTGATATAATAAATCACATTAAATTTGATAAAACTGAAATTAAATGCGGCTCGAAACATAAAATATGTATAAATAAAAAAACTCTTGAATGTAAATTCGCATCAAAATTAAAACCCGGTGATATATTAGATTACGGAGATACTTCTTATACTGTTACTGAAAATATCATATACAAAGAAGACTTCGTATATGACTTACAAATAGATTCTGAAAATCACTTATATCAAACATCAAATGGTTTATTAAACCATAATACAGCCATAACAGAAGGACTTGCCCAGCGTATTGCGGATGGAACTGTTCCAGATGTACTTAAAGACTATAAAATGTATTCACTCGATATGGGTGGGCTTCTTGCAGGTACAAAATACCGTGGAGACTTTGAAGAGAGAATTAAGAAAATTATTGATGAGATTGAAGCTCTTCCTAAATCTATTCTCTTCATTGATGAAGTACATAACATCATTGGTGCTGGTCAAACTGGAAATGGCACAATGGATGCGTCAAACATTCTTAAGCCCGCCCTTCAGGCTGGGACATTGAAATGCATCGGTTCTACAACTTATGATGAGTTTAAAAAACACTTTGAGAAAGATGGAGCACTTGCTCGTCGTTTCCAGAAGATTGATATTGGTGAACCATCAGAAGATGAAACATATGACATCCTCGTTGGCCTTAAAGAAAGTTATGAGACTTTCCATAATGTAACATATACTGATGATGCTCTTAAATCTATTGCTCATCTTTCAGCCCTCTATATCAACGATAGACATCTACCAGATAAAGCTATCGATGTAATGGATGAAATTGGTGCGCTTTTAAGAATGCGTAATTTTAAAGAAGATGAAGATAAAGAAGAATCAATATCACTCCTTGTAACTGAAACTGATGTTGAGAACGTAGTTTCTAAAATTGCTAAAATTCCAGAAAAAACTGTATCAACAGATGAGACCGCTAAGCTTAAAGACCTTGCTCCAACCCTGAAACAATTAGTTTTTGGTCAAGATGAAGCTGTAGATTTAGTTGTTCAATCTATTAAACGTTCCCGTGCAGGTTTTAGAAAAGCAAATAAACCCGTTACCAATCTTCTTTTCGCAGGCAAAACTGGTGTTGGTAAGTGTTTACATAAAGACGAAGAACTCGAAGTTATGATTTCTGACGAGTTATATAAAAAAATTATAGAGATTCGTTCAAGATAGTATTTATAGCAGCGATACATTTATTTATATTATATTCAGGTGTGTCGCTGCTCCATATAGTTATTACGTTAAATCCGTTATCTTTCGCAAATTTATTTTTTTGTTTATCTAATTCGTAATGATAGTCAGCCGATTCATTAGTATAACAATGTTGCCAATTATTCCATTCTTGTTCGTTTAATATATTTTTATTTGGATGGATATGGCAACCATTATATTCAATAATTAAATTAAGTTCTAAAATTGTAAAATCATAAAAATATAATTTTTTATAATTTTTATTATATAATGAAAATTCATGGTTGTTGTCTATGCCGACAAATATTGATAAGTTATAATTTTGTAAATATTTTATTAATTCGTTAAATACGATGAGAGACTGTTTACTTGCTGTAGTAGGACTAGGTCCTGAGTTCAAAAGATTAACACGATTTTGTAAATACTTATCTAAACCGTGCTTTTTAATAAATTTTGCTTTAGGCAACCCTTTGGATTTGTTCACTTTATTCATATCATTATTTTTATATAATGATTTTTGCCATTTATCATTTCTTTCGTTCATTTTATTATTAGCTTCTTCTATTCCGTATTTTTGTATTAACTTTTTCATATTGTTAGGGTTTTCTCTCCGCTTTTTGGCGAAGGCATTTGCATTTATTGTTTGTAATTTTGATATTTTATTATTTGCTTCATTCTGTGTATATCCCCGCTTAACCCAAAAATTTGTTCTATATCTAGATTTTTCGCCTATTAAAGAATAACAAAATGTTTTAAATTTTTTAAATCCTATTTTATCTGTATTATTGTAAAACAAATTTAATTCTTGCAGCACATTATTTATAGATTTATAATTAAAACTATTTTTTAAATATTTATCCATAAACGCTATAAATTCGTCTATATTATAACATTTAAAATATTCTTTATGCTTATATGTTATCAACATATGACCTTCTTATTTGTTTCGGTATTGGTATTTCCCCATACCCGTTTATCTTTATATAATATTGATTTTTATATCATTATTTATGAAGATAAAGCATATATAATAATAAGAAAATAAGGAGTTTATATATGGTAAAGGAAAAAATAAAAATTGGTGAATTATTTGAAGCCATTTCAGAATTAGAAAATGTTAATTTTGAGGTAGGCAAAGAGATATTTCAAAATAATGAAATACAAATTAAAGATGAATTTGGCGATTATAAAAATGTTCCTGGATTAATTGTTAAACAAGATTATATAAGAACAATAAAATTCGATAATAATGATGTTTTAAGATGTGCAAAAAAACATAAAATATGTATAGATCCTAAATCTGGCAAATGTATTTTAGCTGAAAATTTAAATGTAGGAGACAGTATTATCAATGCTTTCGGCATTGTTTTGACTGTCACATCTAATATAGTTTCGTCTAATATAGAAAATGTATATGATTTAGAAATAAATACAGATAAACATTTATATCAAACTTCAAATGGTATTGTGCATCATAATACTTTTTTGGTAAACAAATTAGCTGATACCATGGGACTTGCTTTTCATAGATTTGATATGTCTGAATACCAGGAGAAACATTCTGTTGCACGTCTTGTTGGTACTCCTCCAGGATATGTTGGATATGACGAAGGTGGTCTTCTTACTGATGCAATTAGAAAAGATCCTCATTGTGTTCTTCTCCTTGATGAAATTGAGAAAGCACACGGTGATGTTTATAATATGCTTCTACAAATTATGGATTATGCAACTCTCACAGATAATCAGGGTCGAAAAGCAGATTTTAGAAATGTCATTATCATAATGACATCTAACGCGGGAGCTAGAAATATTGGTTCTAAGGGAATTGGTTTTGGTTCAGTAAAACAAGGTGGAGAAGCAGTTGACGCTGCAGTAAAGAAAACGTTCACTCCTGAGTTTTTAAATCGTCTTGATAAAATTGTTACTTTCAACGATCTTGATAAAATTGTAATACGAGAAATTGTAAAAGCTGAAATTAATGAGTTTGAAACCATGTTAACATCTCACGAAGTATCTCTTCGAGTAACTGATGAAGCTTTAGATTGGTTTGTAGAAAATGGTTACTCTGAGGAATTTGGTGCAAGGCCAATTGCTCGACTTGTCGATGAGAAGATTAAAGATATCTTCGTCGATGAAGTATTATTTGGTGACCTCAAAAGCGGAGGAATTGCTGAAATCTCCGTCTTAGATAATGAAATTAAGATCACCACTCTTGATTTCCAACTAGAGAACGCTATCGCGTAATCTATCATCCCTTCTCTTACTCCCTCAGAAATGAGGGAGTTTTTTTTTGCATACTTAAGTATATGAAATCAATATTTTATTACATATTTAAACGTAAAGAATACAAAATTCTTTTAGCGAAACATACCCTCTTAGACAGAATGTGCCAAAACTGTAACCATTTATCTTCTAATAAATATTGCATGATTTCCTTAAATAAGGCTTTCACTGATAATTATATAGTAGAGCCGAACAAACATACTTGTGAAGTTTGGGAAAAAAGCGATGGCAGAATAAAACCACGAATAGGTAAAGCCTAAAATACAACATTTAACCCTTATACATTAAGATAACTGTAAAGGAGAATATATGGCAAATAAAATTGTAACTGATATTAAAATAAATAAAAAATTAATAACAATTTCTTTAATTTTAAATGCTCTTAATATTATAAGTATAATTGTATTAGCAGTGATATAGTTCGTTGTAAGTGAAACAATATACAAATAATAGGAGAAGACTCCAGAACCAGCGCAATATAGAAGAAAGAAGTGACAGAGTGCGTTTTATTCTTATTCATGAATTATTTAAAAATGAAATTAATATAATTCGTAGTATTTTATTAGAGACAGATTTGAATAAAATTAAACTTAGTCTTAATGGTGGTCTTGTACTTTCATTTAGTGAGGATTTAGATTTGAGTGTAATAAAACAAATTAGGAACTCTTTGCATGAGTATAACATAAAGTATAAACTTGATAAGAAAGAGTATAAATTAACAATTTTTAAGGATTAAAATGTTTAAACTTAATAATGACTGCTTAAAAGAATTATTAAAATATACTTTTAGAGATGGTGCTTATTGGGAAGATAAATACTACAAGTACATAAATGTACAATATATTTACGACTTTCTTAAAGAGAAGACTAAAGAATATAATATATGGTTAGAGGATTATCAACATTCACATGTAGGCGCAAATCCTTTTTCAAATAAAGTTATATTTACATGGCATGCTATGGATTCACGTAAAGAGAAAGAATATGACGTTGTTATAGTTTTCGTCAATGGTGAAGCAGATAAAATTAAATTACGCAATACATTTTATGGAAATCGGATAATAAAGATATGAATAGATACTGGATTACATTTGCAGAGTTTAACTCTTATTTTATTAATGGTTATATATATTTATGGATTAATAAAAATCCAGGGTCATATGATACAGATCCAAGTTATCCTGTTTTAGAACCAAAAAAAGTAATATCGGCTTTGTTTGAATTAAGTGCAAGACTTCCAAATGCTCAAATTGAAGTTAAAAAATGAAAAGATATATAGAAATAAAAACAGATTATGAATTAAACTATACTATTAAAGATTTAGATAAAAATTATGGCTTAAAAAATCTCGGTATTCCATATACTCCGTCTGGCGGTGGTGTGCTATTATTTGTAGATATTATAGCTCCTAAAGGTGAAATAATCAGATTAGAAGCTCCAGATGATATAATGGAAAAATTCCTTAAAGAAGTACATGGAAGATGAATAATAAAAAACTTTTGTTTGTAGAATTAAATAATGAAATCGATGAGTTTAGATTCATATATGTATATGATGATATCGTATATCAATATGATTGTACTAATGATTATTGGCACGTAGATAAAAATAAATTGAAAGCATCAACTGTTCAAGATAAAATAAGACTTTTTGAGTTGGAAATGGCTGGTTCAAATTTAGATATGAGTGATATTGCTTTGCCTAAAGAATTATATTATGAGATAATAAAAGCAGTGTTTGAGAGAGGGATATGAAAAAAAATGAATTAAAAGAAGGACATTTTTATCGATTTCGTCAAATAGGAGAAAAATGGTATATTTGGGTATTTGTTTCATTTGTGAATGGAGATTGGATTGGTAAATATGGTAAAGATGATAATGTTAGCTATTTAAATAATTTATATTTTAAAGATACAGATAAAAGTAGAGAATATGAAGAAGTATCCTGGAACCATCCCGCCTTTTCTGGGATAGGACAATTTGCTATAAGGAATGTATTCAATGAAGTATAATAAAGTACAAATAAATACCCTCCTAATACACCCAGACGCAACATATAGTATATATATAATTACTAAGAAGAGTAATACACATTTTGATTATATTTCATATTCAAATAGGTATACAGAAATTATATATAGAACAAATGTTTCGAGTAAATTATGGAATGCAGATAATAGAATTTGGATCGGTCTTGAACCTTATAAAGGGAATTATAGAAATCGTAGTATGATTAGAACGTGTTTTAAGGGTGGTGTAGAATATAGGAATATGATATGAAGATAGGTGACACAAAATATGTTGTTGACATCGATGTCAAATACCCTACTTTATATAAAGCCTGGATTTTAAGGCCGCATTCTCGCTGGGAAGGTAATTGGGATGTAAAATATAAAGAAGTCGTGATTGATTTTTTAAATAAACCAGGTTATACATTAGAAGGCCAAAACGGTACATATGATGCTAGCACACATATATTTGATACTGTTGAAGATGCGATTCGTGCTATTATAAATAATAATTACGGTATGTTACCTGAAAACATGATAAGGAAACTATTTAAATGAAAACAGGCGATATTAAATATGTCATGTGTGCAGATGGGAAACGATCCAGTATATATGAAGTCGAATTATTACTTAAACATACAGCTGGAAATTGGAAAGTTAAATACGTTGGTATAATATTAGATCTTGTAAGCCTTTATAACAATTATTTAGGTATTGAAAGATTTTTTGCTCCTGCAGAATTTTATGAAACATCAGAAGAAGCTATAGAAAAATTGATTAATAACCCGAATGGTATAAGTGAAATAAATATTATTGAGAAATTACTTAGATGAAAGTATTTTATTATCTTACAACTATAAAACCAGCAAGTTATCTACACGTTTTCTCTGGTAAATTTGACCCGGAAGGTTATGCTATTATTGATAAATCGTTTGTGAAATTTGGCACACCTAAGGTACATTTTGCAGAACATGGAAGCAAATTAATGGTTAATAAAGACAGTAGAATAGAGTTGAGTGATGTACCGTATGCTCTCATAAATATGTTGTTCGATGGAGATCTTAATCTAGATTTAGCATCATTTCAACAAATAAATTTGGGTAATTGATAAAATATAGTATAATAAAATATAGTATAATAAAGCATAATTAATTATAGAGATTCAAAGAGAGTCTTGAAATAAAATAGAACGAGGAGTTCGCCCCATGAAAGCAGATTTTTGCGTCTATATTGGACGCTTTCAACCTTTTACAGTTGCCCATAAAGAGATGGTGGATAGAGCATTAGAGGAAGCTGAAAAACTTATTATTATTGTCGGTTCCGACAAAGCATCACAATCAATTAGAAATCCCTTTACAACTGCAGAACGCATAGATATGATTTTCTCCGTCTACCCAAATAATAGAGATAGAATACTCATTCTCCCAATTCAAGACTCAGCATACAATTTTACTGCATGGATTGCTGAAGTTCAAAGGAAGATTAATACCTTCGTTCGGAAGGAAGATAGTGTAAAACTTATTGGTCACTTCAAAGACGACACCTCTTACTACCTCAAACATTTCCCCCAGTGGAAACTTATATCTATGCATTCTCTTTGCGGTGGACTCTCAGCTACTGAAATCAGAGATAAACTGTTTACCACCAGTTATAAAACTAGCTGGAAGAGTGATGTTCCTCCTGCTGTTGATGCTTTCATTAGCAATTGGATAACTGAGCAGAACTACCGATTTGAAAACCTAAAATCTGAATATGCCTTCCTCCAGAATTATAAAGATAGGTGGAAGGATTCTCCCTTCCCTCCAACATTCGTAACTACAGATGCTATTGTATTCTCCCACTCCCATATCCTACTTATTAAGAGAGGACGAAATCCTGGTAAAGGTCAATTCGCTCTCCCTGGTGGTTTCCTTGATCAACAAGAAACCATTGAACAGGGCTGTATAAGAGAATTGAAGGAAGAGACAAAGATTGATGTTGCTATCCCAATCCTTAAGAATTCAATAAAGGATGTGCATGTATTTGATTCCCCATGGAGAGACCCAAGAGGAAGAACAATAACACATGCACATCTTATAGACCTCAATCTTAAGGATCTTCCTAAGGTGAAAGCGGCAGATGATGCAGCTGAAGTTATGTGGGTTCCAGTTGGCGAGTTATCAAATATGGAAGGTATGTTTTTTAATGACCATCTCCAAATTATTAAATACTTCCTTGGTAGGAGTATGTAATGGATTCATGTAAAAACTGTAAATGGAACATGGATGACTATTATTGTTCTCATGAAGAAGTTGAGTTTGAATGTTCAGGCCCGCAACAGGTGTTATGTTAAAGAAGGGAAATATGGCTGTAGAAACTGTAATCTCATAGTTAAAGGTTTCCATGAAAAATGTCCAAGATACGGTCAAGAAATGATGAGAGTTGGATATGTAGCTCGACCGCCAAGAAAGGGAGCATCGAAGAAGGAACGAGATGCATTCTGGAATAAATATGCAGGAGTGAATTGTGATAGGTAAAATATATAGGAAACTGTTAATATGGTTACTCGGAAAAGAGATGGAAAAAGATGATATAAGATTTAATGATGATGCTATGTTCCGTCTTTTAATAGCGAAAACATGTGATATTGAATGGAAGAAATATAGTGAAGATAATGTTTATGGTATAACATACCTTCTTATGCATAGTTTTTTGAAAGCTATAAAGTTTCAATATAAAGATGATAAAACAACTCTTATAGATTTGGAATCACGCGCTGTATTAAGCGGAATAAATAGTGAAATTATAGCCTATTATGCGTATAATGGTAATGTTGATTATACTGATATGGATGCTTATAAAATGGCAGAAGCTAAGTTTAATTTATTAAGTAAATAAATTAAAGGAGTATAAGGTGGAAGGTTATTTAGATGAAACAATTGTTGATGTAAAAAACTCGGAATATAAAGATTATGATGAGAAAGATTGGGCATTATTATATATTAAAATGTATAATGGGATAGATGGAGCTCATCACAAAGATTGGCTCCTTGACCAAGTTGCTCGTATCCTTAAAGGAACAGAGATGATTGTTAAAATTGCTAAATGGGATAATGGACATACTGAAGATAGATTTAATCTTGGTGAATCGTCTCAGGCTTACCTTGATTGGGTTGTTGAAATGAAGGACGGAGAAGATGGTCCTGATACATATTTATATGAAGTAGGGGTAGCACCTTAAAATTTTGGATAACTAAGCAAATGTGTTGTAATATAGAGATGAGAGGTAAGTTATGGAAAAGAAGTATTTAGAAGCGATTGAAAAGCAATATAGTGAAGATATCACAAATATAAAAGAATGGGAAGATAGACATGCAAACAGCGAAGTCTTTCCATTCTATGAAAAGGTATTATCCTTCCTATTCCATAAGCCTGGAGACAAGGAACATTATAGTGATAGTGTTAAAACAGATTTATATTCCTTTCTACATGAAGTTTGTGGAAGTGGGGACAACTTAAAAGACTTTGTTCTCCTTTTCCAGAGTTTCCTTAGTAATGCTATATTAGACGATTCATATTTCAAAATAACATGGACTAAAACATGGCGTAATCCAAATGATAGATTTGATTTTGATATACGTAAAAGAGTCATCTGTTCCGTAAATGATGAATACGGGGAACCTTGCGTAACCTGGGCAGAAGATAACGGCACAGGTAGTCAAGATATTAAGCTTCTTGAAGAAGCTTTCAATATAATTATTAAAAGAGAAAAGAAAAGATATAAACAAATAATGGAGGCAAAATGAAAACACTAATAATTGTAGATTGCCAAAACGATTTTTGTCCTGGCGGTTCATTAGCTGTTGAGGCTGGAGATAAAATTATACCAGTAATAAACAAACTTACTAATAGTGGTATATTTGATTTGGTTATAGCAACACAAGATTGGCATCCTGAAGGTCATATATCCTTTGCTGATACCCATGGCGTTGACCCTTTCACTCTGGTAGGTGATGAAACAACCTGGCCAATACATTGTGTTGCTGGTACTCAGGGTGCCGAATTAAGACCATCTCTGGACCAAAGAAAAATAAATTTCATTGTTAGAAAAGGAATGAATAAGAAGATAGACTCTTACTCTGCATTCGTTGAAAATGATAGAAAAACAGGAACTGGACTTTTTAATCTCATACCTAAAAAAAGTGAAATATATATTGTTGGTATAGCAACTGAAGTTTGCGTTAGTTATACGGCTAAGGATGCTCGTATCTATTATGCAGATAAGGTGGAAGTTATCGTTGATGCATGTGCCGGTATCTCATTCGATGGTATTGTTACTACAGCTGCTGAGTGGAAAGAATTAAGTATAGGCGTTACTTCGTCAGAGGAGTTGTTAGGATGAATAGAAGAGAAAAAAAGATTAAAAAACTTCATCATAGCATAAAAATACATATTCATGCTACTCTGTATAAAAATGCAGTTCATCACACAGAGGTTATAAGTACTGAAAAAATATTAAACGAGATTGAGGATACTATAAGATTAGATATAGCAAATAAACATTATCATGCAATTGATGAAGTTCTTGGTATTGCTAAATATGTAAATAAAGAAGATTTATTTCTTATACTTAAAAGGCAATTCTCAAATAGAGAAAAAGATGCTTTATTTATTAAGGCTGAGAAAGCAGTAGCTGAAGCACAAGAAGTATGAAAGTTTAACATATTATGCTTACAAGATTGTTTGTATATTAAAAGAGGTAAAATGAAATTAGTAAATGATGGGTGGGCTTTTAAAAAAGATGAAGTGGAAGGAGCAAAGAAGTCTGTAACAAATGCAGCTGAGTTTGCTCTTAAATACGGCGGTTTTGTAGAAGTAGATAAGGTAGAACATGGATATGCCAATAAATTAGTTAGCGGACATTTCACTAAAGAGCTTGCATTAACTAATGAAGAAGCTCAGTACCTTCTATTTTATCTCGATAACGGTAATCTTTGCTTTGGCGGTACTATTAGTTTCACGAAGAAAGGTTTTGTAGGTAAAATATATACAGATTAAAATGGAAAAAAATATCATAATTGCTAAAAATCTTTTACTTGAAAAAAATTGTTTTGAATGTAAGTATGCTATAGAAATATGGCGGCTTGCAGATGGTAATATTAAATGTAATAGAACAAGAAGAGTTTATAATATATCTCATACTTGCCACAGATGGAAAAAACCTCAAACAGCTGATGTTGTTATGGAGAGAAACTATTACAAAAATAAATATATTAGAGGTAAAGAGTCATGGGCAAGGACTAATAATATTTTAAAGAGAATAATAGAGGCGGCAAATGAAAATATGGACAAAAAAACAAGTTGAGAATTTAAAGAAAAGACAGGCAACAATGATGATGCATCCTTATACATGTAAATGCGGGAAGAATTTAATCCCAACTGAAGAAGGATGGATATGTGATGAATGTTCATATACTCAAAATTGGGTACATGATTCAGATTTAGATGGAGATTTATTGGAATGGTTTGGACAAACTCCATAATATGGTATAATTAGTACAAGAGGAATAAATGATAAAAGTTGAAGAAATAATAGAATTAATAACTAAAGAGATCAAAAGCTTTACAGATATAGCAACAATTGGAATGTCAGGTGGAGCAGATAGTACTTGTGTAGCCGTTCTTAGTACCCTTGCTTTGGGGAAGGAGAATGTTTATGGATATGGTTTTCCATATGATAGAAATGATATTCGCAAATTCAATTCCAGATCTGCGCGTACTGCTAAACAGTTAGGTATAAAATACGAGCAGCTTGGTATTGGTAACGCAGTTGATGTTACTGCCAAAGATATGGACCCGGAAGGATATTTCGGTATCTCACCCCTCAATCTTGGTAATATTAAATCAAGAATGAGAATGATCTATCTCTATTCCTTAAATGCACGAGTTGCGGAGAAGACTGGGAAGAGATGCAGAGTTATAGGAACTGGTAATCTCTCTGAAGATTTTATCGGATATGACACCAAGGGTGGAGACGCCTTAGCTGACATCTTCCCTCTTGGAGAGTTGTATAAGAGTGAAGTATATCAACTTCTCGATTACTTTGTTGAGAAGGGATATATTGCGGAAGACATGGTTGATAGAGTCCCTTCTGCTGGCCTTGAGAATGGTCAAACTGACGAAGAAGATTTAGGCTTCTCATATGATGAGATGGAACCGGCTGTAAGATTTTGTCTTGCAAATTATGATAATATGAAAAATGTTGATAAAACTAAGATAATTGAATTTGTATGGGCTAGGCATATTGCTAATAAACATAAACATGAAGCTCCAAGAATAATATCTCTTACAAAATCTAAATTAGGGAGATAAAATGGGCTACAGAAATTATATAGCAAGAATTAATAAAGAAGACTACGTTAAATCTCGTTTAATAGATGATGAAGAATACAGA